ATAATATACAGGCTTAAAATTTAATTTTAAAATATATCTTGACAAGAAAATGATAGAATGATATTGTTTTATTAAATTAAAAAGCATTCGGGCAACGGGCGGAGCTGATCCGTCGAGGTCCCGAAAAAAACGGACTTCATGCAGCCGGTACAATCAGATCATTGTGATCTGATTGTATCAGTTGCATTTTTTATTTTAAGTATTCCAGTACTGGAGAGAGGAGATATATAACATGTCAGCAGTTGAAATGCAGGAAGTAAATAATACAGTTGATGTTTTTAAAGATGACATTGACATGTATATAAATCTCTGGATGGAAGAGAGGAATATAGAGGATTTATGCAAAATATCGCAGAATAGATGGTATAACTGCTGTAAATATATTTATGAACATGTGTTTAAAGTTAATCCAAAGTACTTAAAGGATGATAATAATATTAATAATGCCTATGATACAGATAAGGTTAACGAGGTATTAGATATATATATAGACCTGTGTAATGACTACGAGAAAGTAGTGAATATTGTTGGGTTTACATTCTTTACCGGAATACATAGAGATACGTTAAATGGGTGGGTTAATGGCGTGCAGCTAGGCTCATCAGGCTCCGACATTTGCAAAAAACTTGACGAAATGCGTGAGGAAAGTTTGGTAGGTTTACAAGTTTCCGGCAAAGGAAATCCCATGAACTACATGCCATCACTCAACAAGTATTGCGGTTTCAATATGCCGGGCGTTAGAGATCAGGGATCCAGAGCAAGAGCGTTGACAGCCGAAGAACTGCCACATCTTGGGGCTAATAATTGTATAGGATTGCCGAACAACTCCGACAATTCTGGTTGAAAAAAGCGAGAAAAACGCAATAGACAATTCAAACAATTTAAAGCCCAGTGTTTAATGGTCTTAAGGCGCATTAAATCGTTGATACATTACGCAAAACAAGGGTTTTGCGAATAGTTGTAAAATACGAATGGAATTGAACGAACAATTCAAACAATTTATCAATGTTCAAAGCATGATTCTGCATGGAGGGGGGAGGGGGTTTGATAGGTTGAGAAAATCAGCACTACTAAGTCCTTTAAATATCCTCAAAAACAAAAAGAGATTGGATGGAAAAGTATGAGAGTAGTATCACAAAGCAAAGACGTTTCGCTTGATTTTGACCGAGCGGTATTCACAGCAAATCATGGAATGATAACTGCTATGGTTGATGGAAAAACGTTTACCATTGGGACGTATGCAAATTTAGGTAGAGAAAAAGAAGTATTCTCTGATATGCACAAGGCATTTTCGGCTTTTCAAGTTATTAGCACAAACATGGATAAACAACAGGTGGCCGAAATGTTTGCAGTATCTAAAAACATATCGATCAGATGCGTTGAGATGAATGATCCTTGTATGGGAATAACTGTATTTGATAACATGGTCTATTACATGCCGGAAAAGTAGTGTTAATATAGCGCTATCGCCAAGCGGTAAGGCACTGGATTTTGATTCCAGTATTCGCAGGTTCGAATCCTGCTAAAGAAACTTGTGAGAGGAAAACAACCATGGTAATTATTAAAACGATTATATCGACGCTGGATGTTATTTTTATGCTGATACTATTTGTATCTGGCAGAGAATCCAAAGACAAAGAAACAGCAATTGCATTATGGGTACTTGTGATGTTACTGTTGCTGAACATGTTTCTGATGTGGAGGTAACAGAATGTTTTATAGTCCAATATTTGGTATTTGCTTTCAGCTGCCTATCATTTGTGCAGAGGAAAGAATACATATAACAAAATCAAAGGAACCGGACAGCACCGGAGATTTACTCAATCTGGATAGCGACGCAGAGCACCAGAGTGAGAAATCGGAGCATCCAGTATAGCTAAACAAAATTTTAAATTACTGGCAACTTGTAAGAGTTGCTTACAAGATAAAAATCCTACATTGCGGCATTTTAATATGCCGTAGCGGAACGTAGTTCAGTTGGCAGAGCACTCGGCTTATATCCGAGCGGTCGCAGGTTCAAATCCTTCCGTTCTGATGGTGCCGAGCTGATCTGATACTGTATGCGTAGCGCGGTCGCGTACAGAGATATGGAGTGAGGTGTCCGAGCATTTTGGGGAAGCGGCAACGATTGGCGGTGTTGCGGCTGACTGTAAATCAGTTCCCAAGTGGTAAACACTGGAGGTTCAATTCCTCTCTTCCCCATGTGGTTGGATAGCTACCAACTAGCAGGTAACTGTCGGCACAAGGGACGAAAATGGAACACAGATTGAAATGACAAGATATGCGGATGAATTAAACAAGGAGTGAGATTATGTTAATAGTTGCATTGCAAGATGATGTAGACAATCTGTATGCTATATGGAATGCAGTTACAGATAGATTTTTAGGCGTTAATCTCACAAGAGATTGGGCGATGGACGCAATAATACAATATAAGCATTGCTCTATAGCAGAAGCTAATTCAAGACTAGACAACCCACAACCATTTTCTGACATTGCTAAGGCTATTTGCAATAGCAATATTAAAAGTGCATTAAATGTACTACGCACAAGATGTCACGAAAGTGCAAGAGACAGTTTTGATAAAGGAAATTATGGAATTTTGCATATAGTTACAGCAGACGAATTAAAATAAACGATTGCTGATTATCAGCGGAAAGGAAAACAAATGGACGAAATGAAATCCGGAATGAAAATTGCTTATCAAGGAGTAAAAGAAGAAATGGAAACAATAGTTGCAGAACTTGCAAGAAAAGGAATTGAAAAGCCAAAAGGCTTTAGCGTATTAGAACAATTTGTAGAAGACAGACTTTCAGAATGCGAATAAATATATTACCGGCTAACAAATGGAGTTAGTCGCTAACCAACAAAAATTATTGGCAGAGGTCTTAAGGCACTTCTGCTTTTTTGCGGAGGTGCTTTTCTTTTGGCAAGTTCAAGCCTAATTTCCACAGTAAATGGATATGAAAATTACATACAGGTGCATGGCGTTGATGAACAGGTCATGGATGCCATGGTAGAAGCGGCAAGGGTAGCCATTCTGACAGAAAAGGATGTTGAGTATGGATTAAACGTTTCTGCAAGAGCGAAACAACTGGAAGAACAGTTTATTTTTCAATCCACCGGCGGCACACCATGGGATTTAGAGAAATATTCATTCCAAAACAAGGTATCTTATGAAATTCTGGACAAATATTACGGAATTTTGCTTTTGGAAGCGCAAAACAAAGTTGTAGATAGTGCTTTCCAGTATTTGGAAAAGAAAAGAGAGCCTAAAGAGCGGTTTTACATGCCAAGAAGAAAGCAATTCTTAAAAATCGGACTTATAGATGCGCTGCAAGGCATGATTGATGATAGATATGACATCCTGTGCGTATCACTTGTCCCAGGTGCGGGTAAAACAACGGTTGAAAAAATGTTTCACGCGCTTGTTGCCGGATGGTTCCCTAGAGATTTCAGCCTTTTTTATTCGCACAGCGGAGACATTACCAGAATGTATTACGACGGCGTGTACGATATCGTTACAAATACGGAAGAATATACATGGAATGAAATTTTTCCAAATCTTTCCGTGACGAGCACAAATGCGAAGATGGAGCAGTTTAATGTCGGGAAGTACAAATCGTTTCCATCCGTACAATGTACGTCTGTTGGTAGTAAGAATGCAGGTAAAGTAAGGGCTTCTAAGTTCTTACTGGTTGACGATATGATAGGCGGAATTGAAGAAGCAATGAATCCCATTATCCTTGATAAATTGTGGGATAAATATGCCGTAGATGCCCGCCAGAGAAAGATACAGGACACGGACGGTAAAAACTGCAAGGAAATACATATTGCCACAAGATGGAGCGTACACGACGTCATAGGGCGCATCCAAAATATGTACGAGGGAAATCCAAGAGTAAAGGTTATTGCAGTTCCGGATGTAGACCCAGTTACCGGAGAAAGTAACTTTGAATATGAGTTTTCCGGTTTTACAAAAGAATTTTTTGAAGACCAGCAATTATTGATGGACGACATATCATATCGTTGTCTCTACAAACAGGAACCGATTGAGCGAGAGGGATTGCTGTTTCCGGAAGATAAAATACGCCGGTATCTTAACTTGCCACATGGAGAGGCAGAGATTGTAACCGGTCAATGCGATACAAAGGGAAAAGGAACGGATTACTTTGTTTTGCCGGTATTGCAAAAATACGGAGAAGACTATTACTGCGTTGATTGTGTTTGCGATAACACGGCAGATTATGAGATGCAGTATGAAAATGCAGCAAATGTTTTGACAAACAACAAAGTGCAGGAATGTGAATTTGAGAGAAACGCCGGCGGAGACCGTGTCGCGATGGAAGTAAACAAGCGTGTCGAAAAAAAAGGATGGATATGTAACATTACTGACACACCGACGGAGACAAACAAGGAAGCAAGGATTTTCCAGTGCTCTAACTGGATATTGCAGCACGTTATATTTAAAGACCAATCATTATATAAGCCAAATGAGCCATATGGAGTAATGATGTCTCTTCTCAAGAGATATTCAGTGTCCGGTAAAAAGCAGTTGGATGATGTGCCGGATGTATTTTCAAACTTTGCGCTTAGAGTGACAAATGGAAGGAATGTAGCAAAAGTAGAAGCAGCAGTGAATCCGTTTAGGAGGTATTGATATGGTAAACAAAGATATTTTAAATCAATACTTAGATTTAAGAGAAGAAGTAAAAGAAGTAAGGAATAAAATTGAAAAGCTTGAAAAATACATAGAAAAAATTGAGCAGGAAGGAACGGTTATTGATAGCGTTTCTGGCGGAAATGGTGGAAACCAACATTTTAAAATAGAAGGAATACCATTGCCAGAATATAGGCACAAAAAAACCTTGTTATATTCCAGAAAAACCACCCTCGAAATTTTGGAAAACGAACTTCTTGAAAAAACAAATGAAGTAGAAGAGTTTATTGCAAATATAAAAGATAGCAGAATTAGAAGAATAATTAACCTTAGATTTTTAGAAAATCAATCTTGGAATAAGGTTGCCGACCAAATAGGAGGCAATAACACAGAAGACAGCGTTAGAAAAGCGTTCGATAGATTTATGAAAGAGTAAAGTTGTCCGATATGTCCGTTTTTTTTCTGATATAGTTATAATCGAAGAAAGCAACAAAAGTTGAATACTTCACCTCCCCCAATTTATAAAAGCATCGTAGAGAAATCTCCGGTGCTTTTTCTTTTGCAAAGAAAAGAGGATTTTATGGGATATACACCAAAAAAAATATATTGCCCGCGGTGTGGAAGAAAAGTTGCCACGCACGATGGGCGTTCAACAATGAACATTTCTGTGGAATGTAGGAAATGTCACAAAAAAGTGGTATTTTATCCGGAGAATGAGAAGACGGAATTAAAATCTCTTCCAATCCGGTCAACATCCAGTGGGATGACGTTTATTTAGGAGCCAATTATGAATAATAAATCTCTCCAAGACATTGTTAAGGGATGTTATGGGCGAAAAATTTTATATACTGATGTTGAAACCATCACAGCAAACAATATTGTCAAGGTGGTGGGAGACTGCATCGGAAATTTTTATTACAACAAAACCATCATAGAATATCTTTGGCGATATTACAAAGGTGACCAGCCTGTTTTATACCGTGTAAAGGTGCAAAATGCTGATATTACAAACAAAATAGTAGAAAATCATTCGTATGAGATTGTTCAGTTCAAAGTAGGTCAAACATACGGTGAGCCAATCCAGTTTATCAGTCGAAAAGATGATGATACGATTAACAAGGCAGTGGATGCGCTGAACGACTATCTTGTGGATGCGAATAAACAGGAAAAAGACATTAAAGCAGGAGAGTGGCAGTCAGCAACTGGAACATCTTTTAAGGCTGTGAGATTTTCAAATGGAGAAATACCATTTCAGATTGTTGCCCCTACTCCGATGAATACTTGTGTTATTTATAATCGGAGTACGGAAGAACCGGTGATTGCCGTACAGGAGCTTAAGGACGAAGATGGAAGATGGTACAAACTGTGCTATACAGACAATTATTCATGCAAAATTCAAAATGGAGTAGTTTCTGAATGGAAATTGCACGCATTTGGAAGTATACCTATTGTTGAGTTTCCAAATAATCATGAGAGAATTTCTGATATTGAGCTTGTCATAGGTATTTTGGATGCCATAAACAATATGCAGTCAAACAGAATGGATGGAATTGAGCAGTTTGTTCAGTACTGGGTTAAGTTTGTGAACTGTGAAATCGACCCAAAAACGTTTGAAGAGATGAAAATGAGCCATGCTTTGACGGTAAAGTCCAATAACAAGGATAACAAAGCCGATGTTGAGATTATGACGCAGGAACTAAATCAGAGCCAGTGTCAGGTGGCAAAAGATGATTTGTGGGACAATGCCTTGGCAATATTAGCAATACCAAACAGAGAGTCCCAAAACTCTGGAGGAGATACACAAGGAGCAGTATCATTAAGGGCTGGATGGGATTTTTCAAAGACAAGAGCAAAATTAAAAGACCCAATTGTGAAATCGGCAGAGAAGAGACTTGCAAAAGTTGTCTTAAATGTAATACGCGTTAAGGACAATGATTTGAAATTGTCAATGAGGGATTTTGATGTGCAAATCAATCATAGCCCGCAAGACAATATGTACACAAAGTCGCAAACACTATATCAGCTTTTAGAGTGCGGCATACATCCTCTTATTGCCATTAAAACGGTGGGGCTTTGGGGAGATGCTGAAAAGACATTCCTCTTGTCTAAGCCATATATAGATGCGTTGTGGAAAACAATTGATAATGCAGAAGAGCAGGAACAAAAAGCACAGGAAATTGTAAACCAATTAAATAAACAGCAAAATAAGACAGCTACCGAGTAATCGGTGGCTGTTTTTATTTTATAAAAATTCGCAAAGTTGTGAGCGTAAAAATCAACAGTGTCATTCGGTGTCGTTGCACCGCAAAAATTCGTAAAGACATATCGGAGGTAATCAATGAAAAGAGAAGAGTTAATTGCAATGGGTATCAGTGAGGAAAATGTTGAAAAAATCATTGCTGATTACGGCAGTGCCGTACAGCGAGAACAGGCAAAAGCAGCAGAGCTTAAGGCAAAGGCAGACAGCGCAGATGAGCTGCAGAAAAAGCTGGATGAAATGGAAGCAGGAAACCTCACGGAACTTGAAAAAGCAAACAAGGCGTTAGAGACAGCAAATCAGCAGATTGCAGATATGCAGAAGAAAAACGCCATCAGAGACCAGCGCGAAGCATTGATGGAAAAGTTAAAAATCAATGCAGAGCAGGCAAAAACGGTCGTCAAAGATGATGGAAGCCTTGATTATGACGCTCTTGGAAAGATTACATCCGAAAAGGAAACCGCAGCAGCGCAGGCAAAGGAACAGGAGATTGCAAATAATTCTGAAAATCCGGGCGGCGGTACTGCAGGTGGAGAGAATAAAAAAACGGCAGATGTTGAAAATGCCGAAAGTATCAGCTTTGGCGAACCGGCAAAAAATGTAGAAGCCAAAGACCATTATGTTTTATAGGAGGTAAATTATGGGAAAACCGATTGAAAGAGACTTTACACAGAGTAAAGGAATTTTAAAATTCTTTCCTTATGAGGGTGCGGCGTGTATCGTTCCGCAGACAATGGTGTCAAGTGCCGATGCAAACGGAAAGAAGATTTCAAAGGCAGGGACACCGTTCCCAAGCAATGACGAATCTTGCAAAGGGTATCTTCTGGAAGATGTTGACGTAACAATGGGAGATGCGCCTGGAACTTATGTATATCAGGGTTCTATTGACAGCGCAAAGGTAACAGCGAACGGAGTGACCGTGGAAGCAACTGCAAAAGCAGCAACACCGCGTGTTACTTTTTTTGATTAAAAAATGGAGGTATTAGAGAATGGCATTACCATTAGCAGAAGCATTTACCGCAAGAAGTCTTGGGGTTATGTGGAATAATTATGAAAAAACGCTTGGTTCTGCACCTTACTTAGGTAGACAGAAATTTGGAACCAGAAAACAGGACAGCCTTGAACTTAGATTTATCAAAGGGAAAAACGGTCTTCCGGTATCCTTAAAGGCATCCAATTTTGATGCGCAGGCAGAGTTAAGAGATGTCGGTGGATTTTCGGATATTCAGAACGAGATGCCGTTCTACCGTGAATCTTACATGGTAACAGAGCGTGAAGAGCAGGAGTATGCAAATTACCAGTCGGCAGAAAATTCCAACATGGCAAACCAGGTGCTTAGAGAAATCAGCAAAAAACCGATGATGCTTATTGAAGGAGCAAGAGTAGTGCCGGAACGCCAGATTTGGCAGTTATTAGCACCATCTGATGGTATTCCAAGAGTACAGGTAACAATTGGTGGCAAGAGCTACTATGTTGATTATACTTCCGATAATGGAGTATCGCACAAGAGAGACCATTACAAAGATATTTCTGGAAGCGATACCGATAAATGGTCTGCATCCGAAACAGCAACGCCACTTGATGACCTTATCGAGATTAAACGTGAGTTTGCAAAGAAAACCGGATATTCCCTTGCACGTTTTAGCATGAATACAGAAACGTGGGAGATGGTTCTTAAGGCAGAAGACACAAAGAAACAGGTGCTTGGAATTACTGCTTACAATGGAGGTATTCGTTTACAGCAGGGGCAGGTTACAGAGTATCTTAGAGGATACGGCATCGAGATTGAAGTTTACGACAAACTTTACATCGACCCGGCAGACGGTGCCACCAAATATTTTATTCCTACAGGAGTTATTTCAGCGCAGGCATCCGGCGTGTACCTTGGAGATTATGTCTTTGGAAAGACACCGGAAGAGAGAAGCGGAAGTTTAACAGACGGAAACCTTTCTATTGTAGAAACCGGTATTTCGGTGTATACATACGCAACAAATCATCCGATCAACACTCATTGCGTTGTGTCAATGATCGGATTGCCTACTTTTGAGGGCATGGACAGCGTTGTTGTCATGAAAGTTGCGTAGGAGGTGCGGTATGATTGCTGAATACACGGTAAAGCGCAATGGAAAATGGTACAAAGCAGGAGATGAAATCCCGGACATTGTTCTGGGAGAGAAATCTTCCGGAGGGTACACCAAGACAGAGATTAACAGAATGAGCACTGCTGATTTACAGGCACTTGCCGCTGAACATGGGATCGAGGGTGCAGAAGAAATCAGTGGAGCGGAACTGAAACGCATTTTGATCGAGCAGTTCGGATTATAGGTAGGGAAGAATGGACGAATATACAACATTAGAGCAGGTCAAAATCAGACTGAAACAATTTCATATTGAAACCGTTACGGATGAAGATGGTGTTACTTCTGATGTTGTCGTGTTCGACCAGAAAGAAGATAATCCTTACATCGAACAGCTTATCAAGCAGGCAAGAAATGAAGTGGTAAGCAAGCGGAATTACCCGGAAAGCTACACGGATGAAAAAATATCCGAAGACTTGAAACAGTTTGAGGATGTAATCGTCAATTTAGCCTTGTACGACCATTCACAGGCAGGAGAAGCCTATATGGCAAGTTATTCAGAAAACGGCGTAAGCCGTAGCTGGAAAGACAGGGAAAGCTTGTTTGTTGGAGTATTTCCGTTTGTAAAAGCATTATAACCGTATGGGATTCCATCTGGTTAGAAGATTGTGCGTTACGTTTTGCCGACGTCGGCAAAACGTAGCAGGCGTCACACATTGAGCGGTGGTGGGCGGTGTGCCATAAAAATGAAAGGCGGTATATGATTTGACGATTGAAATATCAACAGCAATCATTATAAGCGTGCTGTCGCTTGGTTTTTCCGTCTTTATGGGCTTGAAGAGCAACAAAAGGACAGACAACACGGATCTTGAAGAACGCGTGAGGGAGAACACACGCATTAACATGAAGTTGGATGCCATTTCAAACAACACGACCGAGATCAAAAATGAAGTTTCAGAGATGCGAAAAGAAATCAATTCTCATGACAACAGGATCATAAAGGTGGAGGAAAGTGTGAAATCGGCTCATCACAGAATTGACGGAATAGAAACCCGTCTTAATGATGAAAAGGAGGTTTAATCATGGATATTATACAGTCGGTAATTGCTAACATGACAATTATTCTGGCGATTATTGGTACGCTGGCATTTGTTGTGTCTGTGGTAACACAGGTAATCAAAGGTGTAGGCGTATTTTCTAAGGTTCCGACGGACATCTTGGTATTTGTTCTTTCCATCGGTATCACGGTCGCTGCGTTTGTGGCATACATGCAGTACATCCAGACATCAATTTTATGGTATATGATTTTGGCAGCTATTATTGCAGGATTTATTGTTGCGTTTGTCGCGATGTATGGCTGGGAAAAGCTTTCTGAACTGTGGACGCGGTTCGGCAAGGATGTGAAGTGAAATGCTTGAAATTAACAAGCAAAAAATGAATTATTCGCTACAGAGCGGAAAGGTTCCGGTGTATGTGACGGACGAGGATGGAAACATCGAATATTCGTCATATACCGACTCTGATGGAAATGTAATTTATTACCTCGATAAAGATGGAAACAAAATACCGAAAACAACCGGAGAGTATACCACAGGTTATGAGAAGCCTGTGGTTTTTTATTCTTCAATCAGCAATAAGTTGAGTGAAGCACTTATAAAAGAGTTTGGCGTTGACAATTCCACAAACTTTGTTCAAATTGTCGAGGACAAAGGGAAACTTCCATTGAACGTCGGTTCTTTGGTATGGAAACGGTCAGATGTAAGGTACAAAGATGAAGAGAATACAATCGTTGACGAAAATTCGGCTGATTACATCGTAAAAGGTGTTGCAGACGAGGGATTGACGGTTGATTTGTTCTTATTGCAAAAAAATGTGAAGTAGGTGCGGCATGGGGAAGAAAGTAATCACAATGAGCCTGTCTGAAAAGTCTATTCAGAATGCAATACAAGAGCTTAGAGCCTATCAAAACAGCTTAACATATAAATGTCAGCTATTGGCAGAAAAACTCGCGGAAAAGGGCGTAGAGATTGCCAGAGTGCAAATTGCTGACCTTGACGCAATATTCACATCGGAACTGATTTCAAGTGTTCACGTGGAATACGAAGGAAGCACTAAGGGCGGCGGGATATGGGCGGTAATAGCCGGTACAGACCATGCCGCATTTGTTGAGTTTGGAACCGGAATTGTGGGACAGCAAAGTCCTTATCATGGGAAACTGCCGGAGGGTGTTTCGTGGCAGTACGCAAGTGGAAAAACTATACATCAGATTTCAGATGGAAGATATGGATGGTTTTATCAGGACGACAATGGCGATTGGTGGTTTACAGAGGGAATGCCAAGCCGACCATTCATGTATCTGACCGCGAATGAGTTGCGGCAGATTGTTACACAGACAGCGAAGGAGGTGTTTGGATAATGGCAGGAAACCAGTGGGTATTTGACCTTGAAATAAACATTTTCTCCAATGTTGCAACGATAGCCAAACCAAAACTCAAGAAAAAATACAAAAGCATGAATTTTGACACTGCATTTACAACGGTTGAAAAGAACCTTGATAAAGACCCTGTTTTCCCGACCATTTACATTCACGAGATGCCGGGGCTTGAACGTGGGGCAGATTTAGAGGGCACATCCGTAAATGCGGTGCAGGAAACAATACAGGTTGACGTCATTACAAACACAAAGCAGAGCGATGCAAAAGGGATTATGGCTATTTTAGCTGATGCCTTTAAACAGATGCGATTTCAAATCACAGCAATGCCGGAGTTTAAAAATGACAGTGAGAAAAAATTTAGAAGCGTTGCAAGGTTCCGGCGGATAATCGGAGCCAACGACAGATTGATGTAAAAGAGCCGAAAGGCTCTATTTTTTATGCACCGGGTGCAAAAAGATGCGCCCGATAACCGCATTATTTGGCGGTAGAAAGAGAGGTAAAAATGGCAGAAGCAGGATTGTCTACGTTAGGCATTACGTTTGGCTATGGAACAGAAACCACAGCCGGAACAAAGCCTACATCGTTTAAACAGCTTACAAGAATTAACGCAATCGGCGGTATCAACATTGAGCCGGAACAGATTGACGCATCTGCATTAGAAGATGCTATTACCAGATATGTAAAGGGTCGCGCAGATACCGGTGGATCTTTCCCTATCACGGTAAACCTTACGGATGCCACAAAGGAAGAGTGGGAAGCACTTATCACGGCGTATAAGGCGCTTTCCGGCGGGAAAAGAATGTGGTTTGAAACTATTATCCCGGGATTTACCGACGCGTTTTTTGTTGTGGCTCAGCCGCCAGAGCAGATTCCACAGCCGGAGATTGGTCAGAACGAACTTTTGACGGTTGAAATGAATCTTACCATTGAAGAATACAAGGGCATGGACACCGCTGTAGCTTTTACACCGGGGGAATAACACGTCAGTCGAATAGTTCGGTTGGATCGGCTGACGATAACCAGACAACCGAGCCAGAGCTTGAAGAAACAATTTAAAAGAACAGGGCGGTCTTCGGACTGCCCTTTCCCTATATGAGAGGGAGAAAGGGAAAGAAAATGACAAAATTAAAATTTGGCGAGAAAGAATTACAGATCAAGTTTGGATATGAAGCAACCGTGAAAAGCGGAATTATCAAGAAAGTAGCAAAATTAGACCAGATGGAAGATATCGAAGCGGTTGACGAAATCCTTTTATTTCTTCCAGAGTTAATCCTTGTAGGCGCGCAGAAGTTTCACAAAGAGGAACTTGGATACAATCCGGACAATGAGGGAGAAAAGGAACAGCAGCTTGGAAAAGTATATGCCATGCTGGATGATTACTTTGACGGAGAAGATGCAGATGTTCAGGTACTTTACAATGCACTTTTAGCGGAGCTGCTTGAAAACGGTTTTTTATCAAAACTGCTCAAAGCAGATCAGAAAGAAGCGGAGAAGAAAACTCCGAGGAAAAAGTAGAAGAACAGAGAGAACTTACATGGGGAACATATTGTGCGGAAATCCGCCCATTCTGGCTTTTAGTTACAAAAGGGTATGGATTTACCGTGCGTGACATAGACACGTCCTGCCCGGCTGATTTACAGCCTTATGCGGATGCTTACAACTTAGATAAAAAGCAAAGAGACAATGAGATGTGGATGTGGTTTGGAACATACGGATTGTCTGCGGTATCGGTGGCAGTAGAACATTGCCTTGCCGGACGAAAAGCAAAATCAAAGTATATTAAAAAACCAATCAATGAGCAACAAGGGAAAGATGATTCAGAAATGACGGAAGAAGAAATAAAGAAACAGAGAGAGCTATTTGTGGCAAAACTTAAAGTCATGCAGTCAAACTATGAGTTGAGCCACCCAAAACCAGAAAAGAACTTGGAGGTATAAATATGAGAATTGGATCTGCAAGACATGATGAAAATGGAAAATTGACCGGTGGGAGACCGGGAGATCAGACCGGAACAGAAGTAAGTATGCAAAACTTTTATGTTCATAAAAAAGGATGGTATGTGTTAAGACCAAAAACAAAAGATATGGCGGATAAACTGGCAGAATCAATGATTACAGCGTGCAATAATGATAATATTGGCTACTGTCAGGGACACCGGCTTGGAATTGTCAAATATGGTATTAATTCAAAAGTAAAAACAGAAGCAGATTGCGGCACAACGGTACGTGCATGCATTATTCATGCAACTGGAAAAGATGTTGGAAATTTCACCACAGCAAATGAAAAATCTGTACTTCTTTCTAGTGGCATGTTTGATGACATTGGAGGTTATGCGGCAGGAATGGTTCTTTACAATGGAGATGTTCTTGTCACAAAAACAAAAGGTCATACAGCGATTGTGACAAGCGGAAACCCTAGAAAAAATGTAAAAGATCATTTAAACCCATACCCGGAACCTGCAAGGATTTTAAAGAAAAAATTCCCTTGCATGAGAGGGGATGATGTGAGATGGCTTCAGACGGAGCTTATTTATCACGGATGCCTGGATGAAAAAGATAAAAAGGGAAACAGTAATGTGGACGGTATTCTTGGAAATGATACGGCGACCGGTATTGGAACATTCCAGAAAAAAGTCGGAATTACAGTAGATAAGAAATGCGGACCGGTTACAAGAGAAAAATTAAAAGAGTAGATCAAGGACGGTAAGGTGTCACAGCCTACCGTCTTTTTATTTTGCATAGAAAGTTGGTGCATATATGGCAGACATTGATGAATTACAAATAAAAATCAAAGCTGACTCTGCAAAAGCAAGTAATTCCATAGAAAGCCTTGTAAACAGCATGAATAGGCTCCGGGAAAGCATATCGTTTGACACTGCAAAACTTTCAAATATTGCAAGCGGAATCAGAAGCATTTCCGATGCGGCTACCGGATTCAAAGGTGGTAAATCTTCGGAAATCACATCAATGGTGCGGGCACTCAATAAATTTTCTGGTGTTGATGCAAATTCTATCCACGGAATATCTTCTGCTGTGAGAGATCTTGCATCTGGAATAGCAAGTGTTAAAGCTGTTGATACAAGCGGACTCACAAGCATGGTGTCGGCACTGTCAAAAATTGGTGGCAAGGCATCTACACAGGCGACAAAGAATCTGCCGGCTTTATCTGCGCAGTTACAAAACTTTGTACGCCAGATGAACAAGATAGGTGCATTGAATTTTGATATGACCAACATGAGTAATCTTGTAACGTCCATATCAAGGCTTGGAAGCGTTGCAAGCGGTCGCGCGGTGACTAATATACCTTTGCTTGCTGACAATCTCAAATACCTGTTTGAGACGCTTTCAAAAGCACCAAATGTATCTTCGAATATCATTCAGATGACGCAGGCACTCGGCAATCTTTCCAACAGGTCTGGTGGCGCAATTTCTGGGTTAAATACCAGCATCAGTAATCTTTCCGGTTCTTTCCTTGGATTTAAGGCATCCACAGGGAAAGCATTGATCGGACTCAAGTCATTCACAAGACAGATTTTGTCCTCTATGGGGATTTATCTTGGTCTGTACGGAGCGATCAGGGGAATAAAAAATGCAATCGACATATCATCCGCATTAACAGAGGTTCAGAACGTTGTTGATGCTACTTTTGGGGACATGTCAAAGAAAGTCAATGATTTTGCACAGGACTCTATACGACAGTTCGGTATGTCAGAACTGACACTGAAACAGACGGCAAGCCGATTCCAAGCAATGGGAACAGCCATGGGAATTGACAGCAGTTTGATAAAGAAAGCCAATGAGTTTTTGAATAAGCAGACAGATGGCTATATTGGTTTGTCTGATTCCATGGCTGATGTGTCTTTGAATTTAACAAAATTAACTGCTGATATGGCATCTCTGTATAACATAGATCAGGATGTTGTGTCGCAGGATTTAGCTGCAATATTTACCGGACAGACACGTCCATTAAGAGATTACGGTCTTGATCTTACACAGGCAACCCTTAAAGAGTGGGCGATGAAACAGGGATTAGATTCTGATATCGAGTCTATGTCACAGGCTGAAAAGACAATGCTCCGGTATCAGTACGTCCTTGCCAATACGCAGACAGCGCAGGGAGACTTTGCGCGTACGGCTGATTCGTGGGCGAACCAGATCAGAATTTTAAAACAGTCGTTCGAACAGCTTGGCAGTGTTATTGGTGGAGCATTAATCAATGCTTTCAAACCATTCGTAAAAGCACTCAATTCCGTTTTACTGGTTGTTATCAGCTTTGTTACAAAGGTTACAAACGCTTTAGGCGCAATCTTCGGATGGAAATATGAGGATTCCGGTGCAGGTCTTGCAGATAGTTTTTCAGATGCGGCAGAGAGCGCAGGCGATGTTGCTGACAATACCGGACAGGCGGCAAAGAACATTGACAAAATGAATAAGGGTGTCCGTCAGTTTGATGAATTGAAACTGATTACAACAAATGATGGTTCTGGTAAAAAAGGTTCGGGCGGTTCCGGCGGCGGTGGCGCATCAGGCGGTGCCAGTGGCGGTAAACTTGTCAAGACAGATACTATTTTTAAAAATTACGAAAGTGATATTAAAAATCTGAAACAGCTTGGAAAATACATCAGTGATGCCTTATCAAAAGCTATGGAGTCTATCAACTGGGATAAGATTTATTCCAAGGCAAAAAACTTCGGTAAAGGCTTGGCAGATTTCCTTAATGGTCTTATCAATCCAAGACTGTTTGGAAATGTAGGAAAAACGATTGCCGGGGCACTGAATACGGCGATTTATGCCACACTTTCCTTTGGTCAGACATTTGACTGGTCAAACTTTGGAAAATCACTGGCAGAGGGAATAAATAAATTCTTCAAAACATTTGATTTTAAAGCACTTGCAGAAGATATAAATACTTGGGTACAGGGAGTTTACAAGACGATTAAGACCATGATAGAAAATATCAAGTGGTCTGATGTTTGGAAAGGCGTAAAAGATTTTCTTTCAAACATTGATATTGAGACAGTTGAAATTCTTCTTGGAGCATTTGCTCTGAAACTTGCAGGCAAACTGTTAACAGGGAAACTTCTCAAGGAGACTATTGGGAAATTAATAGGAGCGAAATTCACAGCCGCTTTTGGTCAAACAGCGGTAAAATCATTGCTATCATATGCAATTCCTATTTCGCTTGCAGTAACAGTGGCAACGCTTTCTTTTACGATTGGAAAGAAAAGCGTGAACAAAGATAAGCATGAGCTTATGGAATCGCTAAATAGAGGTGGAATCACACAATACATACAGGATAGCATAAAGAAATTTTTTATAAATCCATTTGAAAGAATAGATATCTTTGGCGGAGGAGCACTACACAATAAAACGGCTGAATGGAGCAAACAGTTAGATGATTTTGTGAAAAATATTCCTAAAAAGCAAGATTATAAATCATTAGATGATTTCCAGAAAGCAGTTAATGAATATAACGAAGAAGTTCCATTAAGCTTAAATGTTCCAAACACTACTGAACTTACTGGATTTTTTGATAAATGGAAGAAAAAGAATGGATTTGATGGCGAATTTAGCTTAAAAACATGGATAGATGAGTGGAAAGAACTGAACGGATTGGAAGATGTTGATTTACATGCAAATGTTGTTCTTCCAAATTTACAAGAGAAGATTTCCGAGTTCAAAGACAATGTCAAAGAATGGTGGGGATTGAATGTAGAACTACCCGTTCGCAATAAATTAACAACAACTTTAGAGGATGTTTCTTCATGGTGGGAAGATGTAAAAGAATATTGGGGAGAAAAAAAGCTTTCAATACAGACAGAAATAGGAGAAATAAAAGGTAAAATAGAAGAAAAGTGGAATGAAGCCTTAACTTACATTCAGGAGAATATTTTCCCGTGGTTCACAAAAGAAAAGTGGATGGAAGTAGGAAATGGAATAAAAGAGGGATTATCTGCTAAATGGGATGAATTTTCTGATTGGTGGCAAAAGACAGGAATATATAACTGGTGGGAAAATCATGTAAAACCTTGGTTTACAAAAGAAAAATGGGATGAACAGGGAGACGGAATGAAAAAAGGTCTTTCTGAAAAATGGGACGAATTTAGTAACTGGTGGAGTACATCTGGAATTGGTTCTTGGTGGACAAATCATGTCGAACCGTATTTTACAAAAGACAAATGGACATTCAGCGGCATTTCTGACGGATTGAAGCAGGCATTTGATAATGCTGTTGCAGGAATTAAGCAGGTATGGAATAATTTTGCAACGTGGCTTAATTCAAAACTGTCTTTTTCATGGGATTCTGTAAATATTGGTGGAAAAGAAATAATTCAAGCTGGCAATATTAACCTTGGAAAAATCCCAACGTTCGCCGCAGGAGGTTTTCCAAAACAGTACAGCATGTTTATGGCAGGAGAAAACGGCGTACCGGAAATCCTTGGAACAGTTGGAGGAAAGACAGCAGTTGCTGGGGGGCAGGAGATCACAGGTATTCGTGATGCTGTATACAGTACGTCACAGCAGGAAATTGCGTTACTTAAACAGCAAAATCAGTTATTGCAAGGAATCCTCGAAAAAGAATTTGGTGTGACACAAGACCAGATAGGAAGAAGTGCTAGAAAATACGCAAGAGAATATTTTAATAGAACGGGCAGAGAAGCATATAGTTTCTAGTGACAAATACCGCCGCTTGTGGTAGAATCATTTTATTACAAGTGGTGGGAGGAAAAGCTATGAATGAAAAAAGTGAAACAAAATTATGCAAGTACTGTCAGACGGAGATTCCAGCTAAAGCAAAAATTTGCCCTAATTGCAGAAAAAAGCAGGGTGGGGCAACAAAGTGGTTTGTTGCGGTGGTTATAGTTGTAATTCTGTTGATTGCCATATTTGGCGGAAACGGAGAAAACAACGATGCAGTTGCTGATTCTACCGAGCAAAATAAAAAAGTTTCTTCTATTAGTACGGTAGATAACAAGGAAGCGACAAGAGAAGAAGTTTCTGATTCTGATTTTTTGGTAAAAGAGTATCTGTACGAAAACACAATAGGAGACACATTAGATTTTTTGATTGTAACAAATAATTCAAACACGGATGTCGCAATTTCTGGAAACGCTACAGCCAAAGATTTAAGCGGGAATTCAATAGGAGCCGCCGACATGAGCATTGATGTATTGGGGGCAGGAGAAACATCTATTGGTGTTTTCTATTTTGATAGTGTGTCCGGAATTGACAAGGTGGATTATACCTTAGATTATGACGAAAACCCATATTATAAACCGGTTGTAAATGATTTATCCGTTGAACAGACATTTAATGATGAAAACGTGACTGTATCCGTGACCAATAACAGCACAAATCCGGCGCTTTTTGTAAGCGCGTATGCAATATTTTTTGACAGTAGTAATAATGTGGTAAATTACAACAGCACATATATTACAGATTCAGACAGTGAGATTAAACCAGGGAAAACTATTTCAGATCAGCTTGATTGCTATGGGAAATACGATCATGCAGAAGTATATTTTACTGGAAGAGCAGACAAATAGAATAATAAGTCAAAGCGGGTATAAAAGAGGGAGCGCAGTGATGCGCTTCTTTTTTTGAAAAATATTTCAAAATAGTATTGACTTTCTTTGCACGTACATGTATTATTAAGGCATAAAGATTGCACGTGCAATCAAAAAGAGAGGAAGTGATTATGTGTCTCCATTAAAAAAAGGACAGAAACTTACTGATAATCCTAAAAATGTTAGGCTTGATTTGAGACTTACAAAAGCAGAAGCAGAGGATTTGCAATATTGTGCGGATAAGTTAAAAACAAGCAGAACGGATGTTATCAACATGGGGATTAGAAAAGTGAAAGAAGAAATCAACAAAAAATAAAGCGTTCCAACCCTAGACAAGTTAAACGCTTTATTCAACACAGCCACCAAAAGCGGTTGATACATGGATTATACCGCTTTTTGGAATGGTTGTCAAACAGCAAACGAAAGGAAGGTAAAATCTATGAGAAGCATTGAAGAAATTGTAAGAACGATACTTAATAGTGACGCGCTGATGGAGAAAGTGAATCATGTTGTGGAAATCGAGAGGATGAAGTATAACCGTGGTTGGAGTACCGAAACGGACATTGATAATTTTTCTCCGATTGGTTTTCGCAAAGTGGTAACATCAGCCATGAATTTGCTAGGACTGCCGAACGAATTCGATGAGGTTGATATTGCCAGCGAAATTCTTAAGGACATTTTCAGAAATGAAATCATAAAAAAGGATGGAACTTATTTACCGAGCCAAATTGAGCAGTACAGATCGTTGCTTTCTCGGCTTGCAATCCGATGTGATAACGAAAAATTGTTGCGCGGCGTTGTAATATTTATGGCAGATTTGAATGATGAGGACGTAATAGATCACGACGGTATTTACCGCCTTGTAAAGAAAGGCGGTGCAAGATAATGAAAGAATTTTATATTGAAGCAATTACCAAAAATCTGAATTTACTCAGCGAACACTTTTTAAGATGTGTGTGGATTTTTACAAATAACCTTGCATCCGACAAGAAAGGCGGTGCGAGATGAAAGAACAGCTGATAACGGAAATCCAGAGCATACAGGACGAAAAATTTTTGCATTTCATTTTGAACACGATACTTTCATTCAAGAAGAAATGGGGGATTTGCTGATGAACGATATTCAGATTTTTAACAATCCTATTTTAGGGGATTTGAGAACGGTTATAGTAAACGGAAAAGAATACTTTTTTGGAGTAGATATAGCTTCGATGCTTATGTATAAAAGACCAAGAAAGGCGGTTTCGGATAATTGCAAGGGTGTCCTGGTCGAGGATAGCTTTAAAAATAATGGTGGATATGCAGAACCTCTTATTCCGGAAGGAGATATTTACCGATTGATTATTAAAGCTGGTCAACAGGGTAACAGTAAAGAAATAAAAGATAAAGCTGACAAATTGGAAAAATGGATATTTGATGAAGTTTTACCGAGCATCAGAAAGACTGGTACATACATGATGCCGCAAACCACGGACGGGAAGATTGCATTGCTTGCACAGGGGCACACGGAACTGAAAGCAGAGGTTGACGAAATCAAGGCGGATTTGGAAAGCCTTAAGATGGACTTGCCGATACTTCCGGTGGAAGCCGACCGCATTACGGAAGCTGTCAGAAAGAAAGGCGTTTCAATCATGGGAGGAAAACAGTCGAGCGCATACAGCAACCGTGGATTGCGCCAAAAGGTTTACAACAATCTGTATGCCAATCTGAAATACAACTTTGGTGTTCGGTCTTACAAGAGCATCAAGCGTAACCAGTGCGACAAGGCAGTGGAAGTGATAAATGCCTATCAGACGCCGTATTTTTTGCAGGAACAGATTGACGATGCCAATATGCAGCAGAGGTTGGAATTTGATTGACAGATTTTGGCATATGGTATAGAATACAAAATAATTAAAAATCACGCAGGTAAGACCTAAAGAAATTTAGGACGTCCTGCAAGCCTATGAGGAATAGGTGCGGATTCGTGACCGCCAGAGATTGAAGAGATTCAGTCTTTGGCGGTCTTTTTATTTATTTCAAACTGCATAAGAAAAATAAAAAAATGAAATTTAAACCTGCCTGTCAAATGACAGTAGCGAAAGAAAGGTGGAAAAGAGTATGTATGAATTGGTGGAACTCAAAGGAAACGATGTTTTTACAAACAGCAAAGTGATTGCAGATGGAACAAATAACCAACATGAATCTGTTGTTGCTATTATCAGAAAATATGAGAAAGATATTTTAGACTTTGGCAATATTGATTTCTCCGATTTAAAATCGGGGAAAAGGGGGCAGCCTGAAAGAGTTTATTATTTGAATGAGGAACAAGCAACATTTGTTATAACTCTTTTGAGAAATTCAAAAATAGTTGTGAAGTTTAAGAAAGAGTTGGTTCGACAGTTTTATGCAATGCGCAGATTTATTCTTGAAAAGCAATCGAAACTATGGGGCGAAACAAGAATTGCTAATAAAGAAAATCGGCTGAAAGAAACTGATGTGATTAAACTTCTTGTAGACTATGCCAAAGAACAAGGAAGTACGCATTCAGATAAACTGTATGTGACATATACCAAGTTGGCAAAATCAGTAATTGGTGGAAATCGCGACAATATCACAGTTTCAGATCTCAATAATCTAACCCTTGTGGAAAGCATTATTTTGCAGACTATTAGAATTGATATGTCAATGGGTATGCACTACAAGGATATTTATAGGGATTGCAAAAATAGAATAGAACAATTTGCAGATATAACTTACCTGTCCGCTTAGCCCCGAAAATTTGGGGCTATTCCAGTATTTCGTCACGGGAAATTACAATCTTACTAAATATATAGCGTGCGACTCCTGTTAGGGTATGTTCCTAACGCACGTGAATTTAAAGGTTGAGCCTTGCGAAATGTAAGGCTCGGAAATTTAGGAGATAGAAAATATGGCATACACAGCTCTTATGACTAAAGATGAAATTGGATTTGAAAACAATACGAACACGATAACAACACTTGAAATTGCTGAAATGATGGAACTGGAACATTGGCAAATTTTAAGAAAATTAGAGGGAACTAAAAACCAAGATGGAAGCACAAAACAGGTTGGAATTATACAGATATTAACTAACAACAAAATTGTTGTCAGTGATTATTTTATTCCATCCACCTACAAAGACGCAAGCGGCAAGGAAAATAAATGCTATAAAGTCACCAAAATGGGGTGTGATTTCCTCGCCAACAAATTTAATGGTGAAAAAGGAATCATATTTACTGCAAGGTATGTAAAGCGGTTTGATGAGATGGAGAGAGGACAGGTCCCGAAAGATTTTCCATCGGCACTTCGGGCATATGCGGATGAAGTAGAGCGCAGGCAGATTGCAGAACAGGAGAATGAAAAGCTGCAGCAGGAACTTGATTATAGCAAAGACTGGTATTCTATTAAGCGTGTTGCAGCAATGAACGGTGTGGACTGGAAAACATTTAATTGGCGAAAACTCAAAGAAAAGAGCATTGAACTTGGATATGGCGTGAAAAAGATTTTTGATGCAAATTATGGAGAGGTAAATACCTACCATAGGAATGTTTGGGAAGCAGCATACCCGGAGTATGAAATTTAGGAGAAATTTTATGAACAAATTAGAGATCATGATTACGTATGGGAACACGGAAGTAATTCACACACCGGAGAAAATTGTGATTAAATCGCCCAATATCGAAGTAATTACAAAATAGATCAAGAAAAAGAAGTGACATCTATCAAATTGGTGGTAGGTGGTATTTTGTACAAATTTTACCGACTGTCATTTGAGACAGCCGCAAACCCAAACAGTTAGGTGGTGGAAATATGGCATACAGCGGATGGCTTTTAAAGATTGGCAATTACATAGTGCCGATGTCGTTTATGAAAGCAGAAACATACAGTCCATATGTCAACATGCAGGATTTGGACGATTATACAGACGCCAACGGCTATCTGCATAGAAATGCCGTGGAGTTAAAGGCATTAAAGGTTGAGTTTGAAACACGGGCAATGCTGACAAATAAGACTTTTAGTGAGGTTTTAAACAATATTCGAAGCCAGTTCACAAATGCGACAGGGAGAGCATGCTATATCACAGCGTATATCCCGGAATATGACGATTATGTGACGCAGTACGGCTATATGGCAGATTTTCAGCCTACGATATACGGAACATATGATGGAATAATTCGTTACAATTCAGTTCGGCTTGCTTTCATAGGGGGTGTGTATGGTGGTTAATTATAAATATGGCGACTTGTTCAAAAAAGATACGGTCGATAAGCAATTATCCATCGTATCTGATGACGGAAAAATCAATATCACAAATACAGAACTAAACCAAGAAAAATTCGAATTGACAGAAAGTTTGTGTTCGGAACAGGAATTGACGTTTGGATCATGCGAAGCCGCCATGATTAAATTCACGGTGTCAAATACATTTTTGCCAATGAAGGGCAGATGGATGACAGTAAGGATGTCTCTTGGTGGACATACAGATGTTCCATTTCAGTTCGGGAGATATAAGGTTGATTCTGATACGCCTACGGCAGACAGGACGTGCCGTGATGTGGTTGCATATGATGCCCTTTATGACATTTTAAATGCAGATGTGGCAGCATGGTATAACACTGTCTTTCCATCCCATAAAGAGCAGCAGAAAGATAAAGATGGAAAAACTACGACTGTTACAGTTTATGATCCGGTCACAATGAAGCAATTCCGGGACAGCTTTTTTAAGCACTTCGGGATTGAGCAGGCTGACATTATACTGGTTAATGACGGCATGTCTATTGAGAAAACAGTTGCGGTCACGCCATCCAGTGAGACAAGTTCTGATACAGAGGAATCGAGCATCATAGGCGAATCTATGAGTGGCAAGGAAGTGTTGTCCTGTATTTGTGAGATCAATGGCTGTATGGGGCACATGGGGCGCGACGGGAAGTTTCATTATATTTATCTGGAACAGGAGATACAGGGATTATATCCGAGAAATGACCTTTATCCGGCAGATGATCTGTTTCCGCGCGATCCAAAGAGTACGCAGATAGGAAAAGGATTCTATGTTACTGCCACATATGAAGATTATCTTGTCAAAACCATTAATAAACTTCAGATCAGGGAGCAGAAGAATGATATTGGCGTGATCGTAGGCACCGGAGACAATGCCTATGTGATCGAGGATAATTTTCTTGTCTATGGTAAAGGAACGAAAGAATTAAAAAGCATTGCAAACAATGTTCTTTCAAAGATCAGGGGGATTGTTTATCGCCCGTTTACGGCAGACTGCAAAGGAAATCCGTGCCTTGAGGTCGGGGATGCAGTGCGGCTGCCGACCAGATATGAACTGATTGAGTCCTATATTCTGAAAAGAACCCTGAAAGGTATACAGGCTTTGCGTGATGATTTGGAAGCGGATGGGGAAGAGTACCGGACAAACGGGGCGAACGGAATACAGAAAAGTATTTTAAAGCTCAAAGGCAAGAGCAATGTGTTGGAGCGAACCATTGAAAAGACACAGAGCACGATAACTGATGTTGAGAAGGGATTGCAGTCACAGATCACGCAGACCGCAACCGAAATTCGCACAGAAGTTAAAAATACAACGGATGGTTTATCATCGAGAATCACGCAAAATGCGAGCAGTATTACAGCAGAAGTTAAAAGGGCACAGGGACAGGAAGTTGAACTTGCAGCAGCTATTAAAATTAATGAGGACAAGATTACAGCGGAAGTTACGAGAGCAAGCGAAGCAGAGGGCGATTTGTCCGGAAATATAGAGGTGACCGCAACTAAGATACGGTCAGAAGTCAGTGCTTCGTTGAAGGCATGGAATATTGATGGCTATGATATTAATTATTATGGTTTTGGAAAACCCCAAGATACTTACCCTGCATCATCCAAATATAATGGACGCAGTTTTTTAGATCAGGATAGTGGAAAATTGTATGGCTGCGATCCGGATGGCGGAATTAACAGCGGTAAATATAAATGGACATTGATAACCACGCTTAAGCAGCTTTCATCCAATATGTCTAGTGCGATTACGCAGACATCAAAGGGGATCGAAAGCAAAGTTACAAGAGACAGCGTCATTTCAGAAATCAACCAGTCAGCCGAGGGCATAAAAATCAAAGCAAAACTGCTTGAATTAAAAGGTTCTATGGAAATGACCGGGGGATATATGCATATTCAAACGGAAGAGTCTGTAGAAAACCTTATTGAATTTAAACGCAGTGGAACACTTGTACAGATGGGAACGGATGGATTTCGAACAGTGGAAGGGACGCTTGAAAGTCCTGTTCATAAATGTACGGTTCAATATAATCAGGTTTCATTGCATAAAGGCGCAAACGATAATGACCACATGATGATCCATTTAGACGGAGATACCGGAGTAGGTGGATTCAGAGGTGGAGTAATTAATGGATCTGACAAAAGAATAAAAAACACAATTTTAGATTTAAGCAAAAAGCAATCATCTGAGTTTATTTATTCTTTAAGAGCAAAATCGTATCGTTATAATTTCGAAAAAGATGGGTTCCATCATGGATTTATTGCACAGGATGTTTTGAAAAAAGCGGAAAAAGGGTGGAATATTTGTCCAAAAACGTTTTCAGACAGCAATGGGAAAAAGTATTACGGACTGAAATATACGGAACTTATTGCAGATCTGGTAGCCACAGTGCAGTTACAGCATGAAGAGATAGAAAATCTGAAAGAAAAGGTGGAAAGTTTATGATTAACGCAGAAATCCGAGAGTTTGAGAATGACATTATTAATTATGTAAATGCCTGTGAAAGTATTCCGGTTGAGGTTAAATATCTGGTGTTTAAAGATATTTTGCATCAGATCGAATCAGAAGCAAATAGAAATGTGATTGCCGAACGGGAACAGATGGAGAAAGACATGGAAAAGGAGGGCAAGGAACATGAATAAAGCACACGTACCTATCAACTGGGAGAATTACCCAAGCGATGAGACTCCGTTGAACGAACGAAACCTCAACAAAATGGATAGTGCTATCGGCATTATTGACGACAATGTAGTTACCCTGGATGCGACAAAAGCAACCAAGACAGAGGTAGCAACTCTTGTTGCAGACGTGACCTTTGAGGAATCGACCGGAATCATTACGATCACAAAAAAGAACGGTTCTAAGATTACGATTGATACACAGATGGAGAAAATCGCAATCAACTTCGATTATAACCCGACTACACAGCAGATTATCCTGACTCTGATTGATGGCACGAAACAGTACATAGACCTGTCGGCACTGATTACACAGTATGAGTTCCTTGATTCTGATACGGTAGCTTTTTATATTGATAAGGATGGAAAAGTGTCTGCCATCGTCAAAGAGGGTAGCATCGAGGAAAAACACTTGGAGCCAAACTATCTTGCGAAAATCAAAGTGGAAGTGGCAAAGGCAGAGTCAAGCCAGCAGGCAGCGGCAAAGTCCGAAGCCAACGCCAAAGCAAGTGAGAATGCTGCAAAAGCCAGTGAAACAGCGGCAAAAACATCCGAAACCAATGCCAAAGCGTCAGAGACAGCGGCAGCGAAGTCAGCTACGGCGGCAGAGGCATCCGAAAGCAACGCAAAAGTCAGTGAGACATCCGCCAGTGAATCATCCGCCACAGCCACGGAGAAAGCATCATCCGCCAGTCAGTCAGCTGATACAGCAGCCGAAAAAGCAGATATTGCAACTCAAAAGGCTGCGGAGATCATCGGTAAGGCGGAATCTGCAGAAGAAAGTGCAACCAAGGCACAGAGTTATGCTGTTGGTGGTACAGGAAGCAGAGAGGGCGAGGATTCTGACAATGCCAAGTATTACTATCAGCAGGCAAAAGATGTATCAGAAGGACTTAAAGGTGGATTGCAGCCACACGGAACAGTTGCATTTGCAGATCTTCCGGCACTTGCGGATGTTAGCACAGGGTGGATGTTCAATATTTCAGACGAATTTACAACCACGGATGATTTTAAAGAGGGAGCCGGGAATACAGTTCCGGCCGGAGCGAACATCTATAAGACGTCAGATGGCAAGTGGGATGTGCTGGCGGGGACACCTGTAACTGGAATCAAAGGAGCAAAGGAAAAATCCTACCGACGTGGAAATGTTGATCTGACTGCAGCTAATATTGGAGCAGTACCAACCGGCGGAGATACGGCAGAGAATACAGTGAAGTTTAATACTGCTTCCGAAAGGAAGAATCTTGCAAGTGGAGAATCTCATACAACATTATTCGGAAAGATCGCAAAGTGGTTTGCGGACCTGAAAGAAGTTGCATTTACAGGAAAAATCTCATGGTCTGACGTGACTGGTAAACCGAGTACATACGCACCATCCAGCCATACGCATGATGAACGATATTATACAAAATCTGAAATTAATAGTAAAGTCAATTATGCATCTACAACGTTTTCATCAAGTTATATATCCACATGCCGTGTAACTAGACAGGGAGATGGAATGAAGCGTTTAAGACTTGTTGGAACAAAAACAGCAATGAAAGCTGGAACTGCTTATAAAATAGGAACGGTGCCAAATGGATATTTCCCGCAAACAGGATTTGTTGGATATGCGGTCATGGCGGCTTCAACAGCAGCAACATTTATTTCTAAATTAGAAATAGATGCATCTACTGGTGTTGTAACAGTTACTCCATATGCAGACAGAGCAGCAAATGCTCCAATCTATATTGATGTTACTTATAATTAAATTGCTGTTTAGTGAAGAATAATGGAATAATTTGACACAAAAGAAAACAGCTTCATAAATATAATAAAACCAAGAGCCTAAGAGCCGATTACACGACCATGTGTTGTGTAGCCGGCTCTTTTAAATAACAAGCCTACGGGCAGAAAGGAAAATTATGCACTTAAAATTCATCACAGATAACTGGCAGATGCATAATTTTCAACCAGTAATTAATTTTTTAACAAAATTTAAACTAATCAATCGACATTCTGCGACAATAAGAAATTTACCTGTCGAAACTTGCGACCGAAAGAAATTGAATGTTTGCGGGAAAATTTGTAAAATAAAATTGTCCGATAAGGGCACTTCAAGTTCTGGCTGAGGGGCGGGATAAGGCGTTTTCTTGTCCCTCAACTACAAACGAGTTTGTAATTTGTAGCAATTTGTCAAATGGGGTTGACGGTATCGAACATAAGTTCTATAATTTGTGTATCGCTATCGGAAGTGCGGAATGATTGGAGGAGAATAAGATGGGGGAAAAAGATTGCAATGAGGAAACAGCGTTTTACAAGGAAAAAATAACTGAAATGGTCGTTAAGTGCGACAACGAGCGATTTTTGAAATTTTTATATAACACAATACTTTCATTCAAAAAAAAGTGGGGCATTTAGTGCCCCTCTTTTTCATGCCAATAGGTTATATTGTCAAATATAGTCTGTCGATGTTCTTTGCTAAGTTCCATTAGCATTTTCAAATTATCTAGCAATTCATTATCCGACATAAGGTCTGGAAGAATATCTGGTGCATTTTCTAAATTATCTTCCCAACCCATTAAATAAGATGGAGAAACTTCAAGAACTTTCCCAATAATTTCTATTTTATCACTTGGAATATTAGTAATAATGTTGTTTTCATATTTATATAGTGTTTGCTTTGAAACTTTCATTTTCTCTGCAAGCTCTACTTGTGAAATACCTAAAAGCTCTCTCTGCTTTTTTATCCTATCTCCGATTGTCATTTGAGTTTCCCTCCTTTCCTATTGGTAACTTTATTATAACACAAAAAAGTTACTCGTCAAGAAAAAAATAACTTGACAAGTTACCAAAATGGAATATAATGAAAGTAACTTCAAAAGTTACGAAGTTAGAAAGGAGTAGTAAGATGGTTGATACAAACAAACTTCGCGGCGTTATTGCTGAAAATGGCAAAACACAGGCTGATGTTGCGGAAATGATTGGAGTTACGCCAAAAACATTTTATATGAGAATGAGTAAGGGCGTTTTCGGAAGTGACGAAATTCAGGTTATGATTGATAACCTTCACATCCAAAATCCAATGGATATTTTTTTTGCAAAGAAAGTAACTTAAAAAGTTACCAGAAAGGAGAAGAGATGATGAAAAAAATCAAGGATTGTGCCGTTGCATTTTTTAATAAGCATTTTGTGAAGTGGAAGTTTTTGCAGAGCATACTTATTATTCCATTTATTAAAGATGGGAAAATGTATTTGCATGTTTCACAAGTATGTGGAGGCGGACCGAGAGTGGTAAAAAGAACTTTCCTCATTGAGCATTTGGTTGATAATAACTTGGCGGTTACAAACCAAACGCTCGAAGAAGAAAAAAGAGTGTTTAAAAATCCTACATTACTTTAATCCATGTAGTATATCCACATTCTTTGCATTCTGGCAGCATTTCGCCTTGCTTTACAGTGACGATTCCCTTTTTATTTTTACCGCCACATTGCATACATACATATATACCTTTATCAACAGTTTCATATGTAGCGAATGTTTCAGAATAACCACTATCCATATTTACACCACCTTTCCTATTAAATAAGGAAAGTATATCACAGAAAGGAAGTGAAATAAATGAGCGAACAGGAAAAGAAAGTTGTTGAAAAACTCAAAGAAGCCATTCCAAAAATGAACGACTTTCAGAAAGGCTACGTTCTTGGCATGGTTGAGGGTTCAGCAAGCGTTTCAAAAAATCAGCCAGTAGAAGAGACTGGGAACTCAAAAACAGAAGAATAGAAAACAAGATATTGATAGTTGAGAAATTTGTCGGAATTTGCAGATTAAATGTGTTTGTAACACAGGAAATCAGTTGATACAATTAATATGCGACGGCGGCAGGAAATGAGTTACATTATTGCTTTATTTTCCGCATCATCTTTAGTATTTTATTTAATCTCTTTTGTACTTTTTTAAATCCTTTGTATAGGTCGATTGTCATGGATGTTACGGTTAGAATTATGAAGAAGTCGTAACCGGTAACACGCCATACCAATAATGAGATAAGTATACTAACGATTTTCATGATAACAGTTCCTTTCATGATGGCCGCCGCCGTACATTAATTGTATCAACAAAGCAAAATAGAGACAACCAGTATTTTCCAACTATCAAGCGGTAGTTGGATTTTTTATTGCAAAAATCCGGAAAGGAGAAGAATGAATGAACAATTTAGAAACAACCAAAATGCAGACACCAATCGAAATTGCACTTGGTGTCGATGAAAACGGAATGACTACAGCAAGCAAGCTATATTCTTTCTTGGAGCTGAACCCAAGCAATTATTCAAAGTGGTGCAAGACAAACATTACTGAAAACGAGTTCGCAGAAGAAAACATTGATTTTACTCGGTTCGTACTTGAGTACGAGTCGGGAGTTGGAACTAAAAAGAGAGAAGATTTTAAATTGACTTCCAAGTTTGCTAGAAAGCTATCCATGACCCAGAAAAACCATAAAGGTGAACTTGCAAGAGATTATTTTGCAACGCTTGAGGATAAGGCAAAAGAAATGGCAATCAACCGTTCACAGCTTTCGCCACAAATGCAAATGTTTTATGCCATTGCTGATGGACAGGCAAAAATGGAACTGGAACAGAAACGGCAGGCGGAACAACTGAACCATGTGGAACGGAGAGTTGAGAGCATCCGAGAAGTGGTTGCACTTGATACAACATCATGGCGTGATGATACTGGAAATATTTTAAGAAAGATCAGCATGGAACTTGGTGGCGGGCAGGCATACAGCCAAGTAAGAGCCGAAAGCTACGAACTGTTGTCAAAGCGAATGGGTGTAAATCTGAAGCAGCGGCTGACTAACAAGCGCAGGAGAATGGCTGACGAGGGTATCTGTAAATCAACCAGGGACAAATTATCCTATGTGGATATTATTGCAGAGGACAAGAAGTTGATCGAAGGATATACAGCCATCGTGAAGGAAATGGCAATCAGATACGGAGTTGGAAAGGATTAACAGGAGGTATTCATGGATAGACAAATGAACATTGCTTTAAGAAAGACATTAGATCAGATCGGCGTAAAACATAGCCTTAAGGGTTACGGTTACATAATAAGTGCGGTTGAGAAATGTCTTGAAAACAGAAGTAAACTTATCAGCATTATTAAAGGACTCTATACTGAAATCGCAGAAGAAAACAGCGATACAGTCTGGAGAGTAGAAAGATCAATCCGGCACGCGATAGAAGTTACTTGGACAAATGGCAATACAAATGCGATCAACAAAATTTTTGGCTATACGGTTTCAGTGGAAAAAGGAAAACCGACAAATTCAGAGTTTATCGCATTAATAACAGATTTTGTTTCCTTGTATGGTGATGAGATTGCCAATGGTTCCTATAAGTGGTAGGAGTGATGTGTCTATGAAGAAGTTAGCAAAGGTAATTGAATTAGCCGGTGCGTTACTCTTTTTTCTTGGAATCAGCGCAGATGCAACAGTAAATCCGATGGTAGCTATTCCTGTGTTAGGTGGATTATTACTGATCTACATAGGATGCAAAGTGGATGGAGACTGGCAGGAAGCAGAAGAAATAGTCGAGGATCATGTTTTTAAAGATGAAGAAACAGACGATGGAATTATTTATATATGCGACAGCAACGAAGATAAAGAGAAACTTCCTTATTATAAAGAAGTTATGAAAAAGAAAAGGAATCATCCGAACCGACCAAAGCTGAATGATTCCCAATCAAAGCAATAGCATAAGCTATTTGCGCCTATTTTAGCATAAGAAAAGGAGAAATTCAAATATGAGAGCAGAAAACAATAAAGTGGAACTTACAGGAACGATTATCTCAGAGCCGGAATTTAACCATGAGGTGTTTGGAGAGGGATTTTATAATATGTACCTCAAAGTGGATAGATTAAGCGGGACGGCTGATATTATCCCATTAATTATTTCAGAGAGATTAATCAATCTGAACGATAAATACACGGGCACTGCCGTTAATGTTTCCGGTGTGTATCGTTCTTATAACAAACACGAGGAAAAGAGAAATTGTCTGTTATTATATGTATTCGTCTGTGAAATTGAAAAAGCGAATCCGGGAGAGCATACAGATTTGAACAAAATCCAGCTTGACGGATATGTATGCAAAGAACCGATTTACAGGAAAACTCCGCTTGGAAGAGAAATTGCAGATTTATTAATCGCAGTCAATCGTTCCTACGGAAAATCAGATTATATCCCATGTGTTGTTTGGGGTAGAAATGCAAGATTTGTTGGTCAGTTGGAAGTAGGAACTCATATTGAGATCAATGGACGCATTCAGAGCCGCGGATATATTAAGAAATATGAAGATGGAACAGAAGAACAGAGAACAGCATACGAGGTGTCTGTAAGCAAAATCAATGTATTAGAGGAGGAAAATTAAGATGGCAGAAAATACCGTTACAATTTCCGTTGAAGAATATGCAGATCTGGTTGCATGCAGGACGAAAGTTCATACAGCATGTGCCATTATTGCAAATGAGCACCAAAGAGACATTGAGCTGATGGGGAAAAAGGGAACAACTATTAATTCAAAAATTATAGAGTCAGCTCTTGGATATATTGACGATGAAGCATGCTTTGAAGAGGCACTTAAAAAATATAAAGAGTGGAAGGAGAAGGAAAATGAAACTGAAAATTAGATCATTACATATGGAGAATTTCAAGGGAATTAAGAGCCTTGATGTGAATTTCTCTAATAAGACAAGTATTAAAGGACAGAACGCCGCAGGAAAGACAACAATCTTCGATGCGTTTACATGGCTGCTTTTCAATAAAAACAGTGCCGGAGAGGAAAAGTTTAATGTTCGACCATTAGATAAGGACGGAAACCGCATTGATAATGTAGAAATTAAGGTTGTGGGAGTTATTGACGTTGATGGGAAAGAAGTGGAACTTTCAAAGGTTCAGAAGCAGAATTGGGTTAAGAAACGTGGTACTGATACTGTTGCATTGCAGGGAAATGTCAATTCATTTGAGATTGACGGTTATCCAAAAAGTGAAGCTGATTTCAAAGAATATATTTCCAGTCTGGCACAGAGCGAGGATATGTTCAAGATGCTGGCCAATCCGCAGTATTTCTCTTCCATGAAATGGAAAGAGCAGCGGGATATTCTGATGCGCCTTGTAACGGATGTATCGGATGTTGAACTGGCGCAGACAGATGCTAAGTATGCCCAATTACTCGGCGAGTTGGAGAAAGCACCGTCCACGGATGATATTCGTGCAAAATTTCAGAAAGCTCTTACAGAGTGGAAAAAGAAACAGTCAGAGATTCCGGTACGTATTGATGAAGCCGAGAAATCCAAGGTTGATGTTGACGTGGCAGAGCAGGAACTTGCAAAGGTAGATCTGGTAAGAAGAATCGCTGAATGTGACAAGAAAATGGAGAATGCCGGTAGCACGTTAGGCGATTTGAGAAGCAAGGAAATGCAGTTGCAATTTGATATGTCCGGCATTATGCAGGTCATGAATGACGAACTTTCCGCAAAACGTAGAGGTCTTGACAGTGCCAAGGATGATGCAACACGAGAGTTCAATGACTTACATAATCAGATTCAGTCTGCGGAAAATCAGATCAAGGCAAATGAGAAGACAATTTCCGATACAGATGCAGAGCGGAAAAATCTTGGTGTTGAATACAATGCAGAATTTTCCAAGGCATTTGATGAAATGCCATATCTCTTTGACGAATCCAAGTGGAAATTTGATGAATCTACAACGGTTTGTTCCTTATGTGGTCAGAAGTTGCCGCAGGATAAGATTGAGTCTCTTAAGGCTGATTTTGAGCAGAAAAAGGCAGATGCCAAGGCACGTGCCACCAAGCAGTTAGAGGATGCACGCAAAGCATTTGATGATGCAAAGGGCGCAAAACTTAAAGGTCTGATTGACAAGGGCAACGCTTGCAAGGCTGATATTGAGCGATTGACAAAGGAAAACGCCAAGTTGCAGGAAGACATTGTGGCACTCAAAGAGCAGGAATCCAAGGCACTTGCAAAGCAGAATGATTATGCAAAGCAGTTATCCGAGATCCCGGCAGAAGCTGATTATTCGCAGAATGAAGAGTATGTGAAGCTGAAAACAGAGCATGACAAGATTCTTGCTGATATTGCAAAGGTTGAATCCGAGGGCGCAGACAAGGTTGTTACTGATTTAAAAGCCGAGAAAGCCGATCTGCAGAGTCAGCTTGAAGAGGTGAACAAGGTTATTGCGCAGGCGGCTAACAATGTGGCGATTGATGATCGTATCGAAACGCTTCGTGACGAGCAGAAAGAAATCGGGCAGAAAGTTGCCGATCAGGAACAGATGCTTTATCTCTTGGAAGAGTTCATTCGTTTCAAGCTGGATAAGGTTTCAGAATCTATTAACAGCCATTTCAAGACGGTTAATTTCAAACTCTTTGAAATGCAGTTAAATGGCGGTATGAAAGATTGTTGCGAGTGTACTGTAAATGGCGTTCCGTATTCGACTTTGAACAGTGGTCACAGAATTGTAGCCGGACTTGATATTATCCGCTCGTTAAGCGAATTGTACGGTGTGAGCGTGCCGATTTTCGTAGATAATTGCGAAGCGGTGTCAAGCGGCAATTTACCAGATATGGAAAGTCAGATGATTTGCTTGTATGTGTCCGAGGACAAGGAGTTGGTTGTTTCTAATGAATAATATATCCGGAAATAGGTATGGCAAGCTGACGGCTCTCGAATTTTCGTATATGAAAGACGGTCATCCGTTTTGGAAATGTAAATGCGATTGTGGGAACGTTACATATAAAAATTATTGGCATCTTGTAGACGGACATACAAAATCCTGCGGATGTTTGAAACGTAAATATACGATCAAAAACAAACGTATTTTTAGCATTTGGTACAACATGATTGATCGTTGCAGGAATGCTAACCGAAAAGACGCAAAGTCGTATTACGATAAAGGGATTCTGGTATGTTCTGAATGGTGCACTTATGAAAATTTTGAATCATGGTCGTTAGAAAATGGTTATGCGGATAATTTAACTATTGATCGTATTGATTCAAATGGAAATTATGAGCCGTCAAATTGCAGATGGATAACGATTCAAGAACAGCAAAAGAATAAATGCACAAACGTAATGGTCACATATAACGGCGAGACATTATGCATGTCTGATTGGGCAAAGCGTTTTGGGATAAATCGTGTAACTTTAGAGAGCCGCATATATGATCTTGGGTATTCATTTGAAGATGCGATCAGAAAAGAAAAGGGAAGCCAGAAAACAAATGTAATGATTTCGTATGGTGGAAATACATATACGCAATCTGGGTTTGCAAAATTTTTAGGGTGTACGCCGCAGTGGATATACATATTGCGGAAGAAAGGTTTAACACCAGAAGAAATTGCCATAAAGGTTAAGAATAGAAAGGTGGTTAATTGATAAATGCAGTATATCAAAGCAAAATTTCCAAACAGCACCAGGAGTTATACATACAGCACCGAGGATTCCGTAAAAGCCGGTGACACGGTTGTAAATGCCAAAGGTGCAAAGGTGACGGTCACGAATGAATCGGTAGATATGAAGTGGGTAGAAACCTACGGCGCTGACAAGGTGGAAGTTGTGAAGAAATATGAGGAACAGGAAAGCGGTGGTGACGATGAGAGTTAATCCATGTAGATATTGTGCATTGTCTATAAACCTTAACGGAAAGCATTGTTCAAGGTATTCTTCCGAAGAGTGCGCAAAATGCGAGAACATTCAAAAACACAGGGAATATCTTTTGAGCCAGCGAAAATTCGCAGAGGGTGAGCAGATTACAAGCATTGAGGAACTTTTGAAACAGGAATGGGTAATGTGGTATCACAGTACAAAGCACATAGAGGTTTTCAAGAATATGCAACTCAATCTTGTTTTGAAATTTCTTAAAAATGGAGCATTTAAAAAAGCAATAAGGAAAGAAAGCGAGGAAAAATAATTATGGCAGAGAACACAGCAGTAGCAAAGGCAGAGGAAAAGAAAGAGGAAAAGACAGAGGTTGCACACAGCAACAACAAGGTTACAGACTATAGCCTTGGAATTTTTGGAACATCAGATAATTTCATTATGGCTATGCAGATGGCAAAGGCGTTGGCGAGTTCAACTATCGTTCCGGCAACATTCCAGAAGAACGATGCAAACTGTCTGATTGCTATTGAGCAGGCGCAGAGACTGCGAGTAAGCCCACTGATGGTTATGCAGAATCTGTATGTGATTCAGGGTAGACCGTCTTGGAGTTCAAAGTTTCTGATTGCGGCAATCAATAATTCCGGCAAATTCGATATGGAATTACAGTTTGAGGAAACTAGAGATAAAGATGGCAAGCCTTATTCGTGCCTTGCTTGGACTACGAAAAATGGTCGTAGAGTTGAGGGAATGACCGTGGACATGGAAATGGCTAAAGCCGAGGGATGGCTTAGTAAGAACGGTAGTAAGTGGAAAACCATGCCACAGTTAATGCTTCGTTACAGAGCCGCATCTTTCTTCTCCAGTCTGAATTGCCCGGAGCTGACAATGGGATTATATACGAAAGAGGAAATGCAGGACAACGATTTCAAGGAATATCCGATGGAAGATTTGCAGGAACAGGTCAAGCGTGATATTTCCGAAAATGCCAATTCAGAGCCATTTGTTGTAGCTGAATCCGAAGCTATTGAGACCTGGAGTGAAGTAGTTGAGCCGGAGAAAGTAGCCGGAGAAGTCGTTGAGAATGACGAGAACGTACCGGACTTTATGAAAGATTAGAGGTGGATGCATGAGAGTTATATCACAGGACGGCACAATTGATGTACCGTATGAAATCAGTTCTTTGAGCATGGCAGTCGGGAAATATGAGAATGTTGAACACGCAGCTATCTTTTGCCACAACTCTTCGACAGCAATAGGAACAAAAATGGCTGAATATAGTTCCAAAGAAAAAGCCAAGAAAGCTATGGAAATGCTTAGAAACAAGTACATGGAATATACAAGTACAAATTATTTAAAAATTTTTCAGTTCCCTACAGAGGAAGAATTGGAGTAGCCTATGGAAGTTATTTCATTTTTAGAGTCAGTTCAGAAAGGTATGGCTGATAATACCTACAACTTTTGCAAAGATGGAAAATGCAGCCAGTGCGGTAACTGTTGCTCAAATCTCTTGCCAATGAGCAGAAAGGAAGTAGATGCCATTCACAGATATATCCGTAAGAATCATATCAAAGAGTGCAAACATCTTCTTCACACTGCGAATAGAACGTATGATATGACATGCCCTTTTCTTGATACGGATAAGAGTTGCGAGAAATGCAGAATCTATCCGGTTCGACCAGAAATTTGCAAGCAATTTATCTGTGACAATGAGCAGAGAGCAAAGCATAATAGGGCATTGTTTGGACAGACAAGACAGATTATTGATGTGAGGAGTGAGTTTTATCACAGAAATGGAAAATAGGCAGAAAGAAAAAATTACAAAAAGCCGAGAACGCGTCAAAAAGTTTGGAGAAGTTTATACGCCGGGCTGGATGGTACAAAAGATGTGCAATATGTTGGAAGATGAAAATGGTGGTGCAGAGTGTTGGAGAGGAACAGTGTTGGAGCCTGCGTGTGGTACTGGAAATTTCCTTGTGGAAATCTTGAAACGGAAACTGTCAATAGGAATGACTGAAACGGAAGCTGCAGAGACATTATTCGGCATTGATATTCTGGCAGACAACATAGAAGAGAGCATACAGAGACTTACGGATCTTGCACCGACAGCAGAAAGTATATTCAGAAAGAACATTGTTCAGGGCAACTTTTTAAAACCGGAAGGAATATGGTTTTTGGAGGATGCCGAATGAGAGAAAAAGCGGAAGACCCTTATGTATCTCTTGGTATATGCTCCAGATGTCACAAAGGCATATTGGGAACGCAGTACAAAATGTGCGCTGAGTGCCGGGAGAAGAAAGCGAAGGTAGAAGCTAAGAGACTTGCAAGGGAAACACCGGAACAGGCAGAAGCACGGAAAGAAAGAGTCCGTACCAGATATTACATGAATAAGTCCAGTGGAATATGCGTGAAGTGTGGAAAACGTAATGCAGTATGCGGAACTGTTTTATGCAACAGGTGTTTGGCAAAGAGGCGTTCGTGCGAGAAGTCCACAAGCCAAAGGGAGTACCGGGAGGATAAAGGATTGTGCATAATCTGTGGTAGACCGGCGGTATCTGGAAGAAAGCATTGTGAGGAACATTTAAAGATGCTACGGAAAACAGTTGCAAATGCGGCAAGCCATATAGACTACACGAAACATCCTTGGATAATCGATAATAAACACATATTTGAAAATTGAGGTGAAAGAGGTATGAAACTTAAAACATTAGGTTCTGGTTCATCCGGTAATTGCTACATGCTGGAGAATGACAAGGAAGCTTTGATAATCGAAGCCGGGTTGCCTTTTATGGAAGTCAAGAAAGCACTGGATTTCAATGTGATGAAAATTAAGGCTGTGATTACTACCCATTTCCATATTGACCATAGTCTTTATAGCTTACAATATGTGCAAGCTGGTATTCCTGTTTTTGAACCATGCAGACCGCCGATAAAAGATTCTGAAATGCGTTTTAGAAAAGGAAATTTTGACATAAGAGCATTTGAAAATCGTGATAAATCTGGAAGATGGCTACATAACAACGGAGACGGTTCAGAGTGTCCGTGCGTTGGGTTTTACATTACGCATCCAGATATGGGAAGCCTTGTGTATGCAACAGACACAGAATACGTCAAATGGCGATTTAAGGACATTAATCACATCATGGTGGAAGCTAACTACGATATGCAGTTTGTGAACCGAGAAGAGCCAAATTACGAACACAGATTAAGAGGTCATATGAGCTTACCAACGGCACTTGACTTTATTTCTACTAACGATAATCCGGCATTGCGAAATGTCGTTCTAATTCACTTATCAGATAAAAGCGGAGATCCCGCACTATTCAAACAAAAGACAGAAGAAACAGTTAAATATGGAGCAAATGTTTATATTGCAGAAAAAGGATTAGAGGTTGATTTAAACCTTTGCCCATTCTAACAAGTTATGATTTGGACCGGTCAATTTTATATATAGCAACTATTAACCATGCACAGAAAGGAATTTTTTATGAATCCAATTGATTTAGCAGAATTAGCAGGCGGTGCATTGCAGGAAAAATCACAGAAAGCATTGCAGGATGTTTTTGAGAATATGCAGGATCCTAATACACCGTGGAAAAATAAGCGAGAGGTGGTTATTAAATTAAAGTTCACCCAGAACGAAGACAGAGACGATGCAACTTGTGAAATTTCCGTAGAAAAGAAACTTGCACAGCCAAAGCCTATGGAGACAAAGTTTGCTCTTGGAACCAATCTTGCAACAGGAGAAGTTCTTGCCGAGGAATACGGACCAGGTATCAAAGGTCAGATATCCCTTGATGAATACCAGAAAGAACAGCAGATCGATGGAAAGACCGTAGATACGGACACAGGAGAAATAATCGAGGAAGCCAAAGAAAATGATGGCGTTGTAGATTTCAGACAGGCAAAACAGGCATAGAAAGAAGAGGTAAAAAATTATGATTAAAGAAGCATTGGAGTATATCGTTGGTTTAAAAACACCGATTATTAATGAAATTGGTGGTAATACATATTCGGACAAGCCGCTTAACCGCATCAGTTACGTTCCGTATGCGAGTACGATCGAAATGAAAACATTGACGAGTCTTGTAGAGTATATCAAGGCAAACATTGACTGCATGTCGGAAAAGATGATCGTTCATGTGGTTTCTCCGACGGAAGTTCACTTATATTCATCTCTCGATGCAGATAGAAAGCGGGAACATTTGGTTGAGGTCAATGCAGAGTTGCCGGATTTCCGGTTTGGAAGTTTTATCGATCATGAAAACTTTGTTATCGCATTACAGTCAAAATTTGCCCCGAATGAGGACAGAAATCTTGTTTTGAAATTTGCAGGAACGGTAGAAGACGGAACTGTTGCACAGTATGGTGATGATGGCGTTACGCAGAAAGCAACCGTTAAGACAGGGCTTGCTAGCAAAGCAGATGCTGTTGTACCAAATCCGGTTACTTTGATTCCGTATAGAACATTTTTAGAAGTGCAGCAGCCGGCAAGTGATTTTGTTTTCAGAATGAAATCTGCAAATGGTGTGCAATGTGCAATCTTTGAAGCTGATGGTGGTGCATGGAAAAACGAAGCCATGGATAATATCAAAGAATATCTGAAGAATGAGCTTGCTGATTTAAAACAGTTCACAGTCATTTCATAGGTTGTAACACCTTGGTATTTACCTAAAAGAAACCAATTTATGCGGTATCTGATATTTTGGCAAGGAATTTAATATATCACAAAAACTAAATTGAAAGCCATGAGATACCTTTGGCGGTTGCTAAAAGTGACCGCCAGAAAGGAGAATACGTGTTAATAATTGAGGATAAAGGACAGAAAGAGGGCTTGCATATCCTTAAGAATAGATATTTCAAAAGCCACGATATGGAAGTCTTGCGTGCACCATTGCCGGTTGGAGATTACATAATTGCCACAGACAAGGTAGCGGATGTTATCCATAGAAAATCAGCTAGAAAAATGGAACTTAAAAAGATGGATTTTCTTGGCACATATGATGTTTCCGTTGACACGAAAAAGGACATGCAGGAAATTGTAGGGAATCTCTGTGGAAAAGCACATATGCGATTCCGTGACGAGTGTATTTTGGCGCAGAACAACGGAATTAAGTTATATGTGCTTATTGAAAATACAGACAAGGTGTATTCCGTCAATGATGTATTTACATGGCATAATCCTCGAGTGGACCGGTATAACAATATTGCATATATGCACACGCTTGGAAAATTGCTGAATGTATCGCTACCGAAAACAAAGCCGACATCTGGCAAGGTATTGGCAAAAGCTATGTTGACAATGCAACTTAAGTATGGCGTTGAGTTCGTATTTTGTCGCCCGGAAGATGCTGGGGCAAAGGTTATTGAATTGCTTGGAGGTAGTGAAAATGGCGGAGAATAAGCGGTATTACTGGCTTAAACTGATGGATGATTTCTTTGATAGCAAACGAATCAAAAAACTCCGAAAGATGGCTGGTGGCGATACATATACGATCATCTATCTTAAGATGCAGTTGTTGTCGTTGAAAAAAGGTGGCTATCTGGAATATTCCGGATTGGAAGATGAATTTTACAAAGAGATCGCCCTTGATATTGACGAGGACGAAATCAATGTTCAAGTAACGATTCAGTATCTTCTTTCCTGCGGATTGCTTGAAACATCAGATTCCATTGAGTACAAGTTGCCATTTGTGCAAGATAACCTAGGAAGCGAGACGGCAAGCACTCGTAGAAGTCGTAAATCTAGGGAAAATGCACAAAAAGCGTTGCAATGCAACAGTGGAGCAACGGAGTGCAACATTTTGCAACAAAATTGCAATGTAGAGATAGATATAGAGAAAGATATAGATACAGATATAGAGATAGAGAAAGAAAATACAAAAGAAAGCGTGCCTGCATCTGATTTGGACTTTGACGCGGAATGGGGATGGGAATACACGATCAATGCATATCCAAAGAAAACGTCGTTAACGTCTGCCAAGGTAGCATGGATGGACAAGCTTTTAGAAGTTATCGAGCCGAACAGGAAAGCCGTTGCAAAGCTGATATATGAGGCTACAGTGGCATATGTTACTGACTATATAGAGAAGAATCCAGATGATACGAATTATCGCTACATACCAAAATACGGAGACTGGCTGAAAGAGGATTGCGATTACTGGATTCGTCAAGTTGAGAAACGAAAGCGAGGTGAGAGCAGTTGACGGAAGCAGAACAGGGAGTGATCGGTTGCGTACTGATCGACAATGATTCCATGTTTAAGGTTTACAACAAATTGAAGCCGGAAATGTTTAGTACGGAATTTTGCCAAGATGCATTTGCAGAAATGCTTGCCATGTATGACCGGGGTGAAAACATCAATATCGTTTCGCTGTCTCAGTCACTTGAAAACCACAAATGGGAGCCGGAAATGATTGCCGAGGAGCTTAAGGAATGTATTGCCGCAACTCCGTTATCGACAGCAATGAAAAACTATGCGGATGCAGTCATTAAGGATTGGCGGGCAAGGGAAACGAAAAGCCTTTTCCAGAGAGTGAGCCTTAGACCGTGTGATATTGACAATTCTATAGCTGAAGTTCTCACGAAACTCGAAGAAATCCAAGAAAACAAAACCGTTCACTCAAAAACTATGAAGCAGATTGTTGCAGAAAATAGAGGGAATTATTTCAATGAGCATGTAGGCGAGGGATTGATAAAAACTGGATTTTATCGAACGGATGATTGCCTTGGTGGCTTGGAATGCGGAGACGTTACTGTAATTGGTGCGAGACCGGGTGTTGGAAAGTCTGCAATCGTTACGCAAATGATCGGGCAGATGGCAGAAAAGGATTATAACATTGGCTACTATAACCTTGAAATGAACGAATCACAGGTGTATGAGCGTTTCGTTTCTCGAATGTCTGAAATCGGTCTGACAAGGGTTCGCCGGGCAAAGGCTTTTCTTGGTGGGGAGAAAGAAGCATTCGACAAGGCGAATGAAACACTTTCCGGGTATAGCATCACTATTTCAACCGGCGCGAAGTCGGTAAGTGAAATCCGGGCAGAATGCAGGCACCAAAGATATGATGTGATCGTGATTGACTACTTGCAGTTAATCAAGGCTGATCGAAGATTCGGTAACCGTGCATCCGAGGTCGGAGATATTTCAAAAGCTATCAAAGCCTTGGCTATGGAACTGCATGTGCCAATTATCGTACTGTCTCAGCTTAATCGAATATCAGAGATGAGAGAAACAAAAGAGCCAACTATGGCAGAATTGAGAGAATCCGGAGACGTTGAGCAGGATGCATCAAACATTATCTTGTTATGGAATCTTGATGAAGATGGTCAATATAAGGGATGGAAAATTGAAAAGCAAAGGCAGGGAACACATTTAAAAGAAGTTCTCCAATTTGACGGCGATCACATGAGATTCATTGAGCGAACCGAAACCATTGAACAGATTCAAGCACGGATGCGACAGAAAGACGGTTTCCGAGAAGTATGTGGCAGCACACCATTTGATTAAAAGGTGAATGATTATGGCAAGTAAGAAATTTGAAAAAGGTTCCGAAGAATGGCAGTTTTTTAATGACTATTATAAATTCCGGCAGCAGTTTTATGAAGCTGATAACGAAGATGAGTGGTTCCAAGGAATGATGGAAGCAGGGGAAATGCTAATTAAAAAATACACACGGACAAATATATCAAAATATGTTCAAAGTCTTGTATTTAGCCATTTTGAGGATGTAGAGAGGAGATGGAAGAACAAATGAGTAATGCACTGGCAAGAAAGAAAAAGCGGATGCAGCCACTTGGATATTCCAAGAGTGAACTGATCGGAATACAGAGACACGCCAAGGCACAAAGCAATGCGGATTATCTGATAGAGGAATCCTATTATAACGTTCGCATGATGGCATACCAGACACTTCATGATAAGTTCGGATTTAGTCAGAAAAGAATTATCAGAGTAGAACAGACGATTGAAACGTATTTAGGAGATGCCGAAAAGGATGGAATGTCAGCAGAGGAGCTTGGATATTTCATGAAAACAAAATGCGGTATTGATGTGCGGGAAGAAACCAATAAGATACCGTACCGTGAAAGTTTTTATCTGGTAGAGCGAAAGATCGCACCAAGCTGCATGATACAGGCAAATAAATTTTTACTGGCGCAGGTATTTAATTACTTTGCAATGTTGGGTGTCTGTTTGAAAACAAAGTTTAAGTTCTCTTCCAATCAGATCAGACAGGTGTATGAGAGAATCAGGTATCTGATTAACTGCATTGCTACCGGATATGAAACCATGGCAGGAATTGCAAGTGTACTGGAGCATGAATGTAAGTACATTGACAAGCGGTTTATTGGAAAGACGTATGAAATATAGGAGGAATGGTTGATGGACAAGTTAGTTGTGGAACTGAAGGATGGATATTTTGTGGAGATTGATTCTCTGAATCACACCCTGAGACAGAGATATGCCGGACAGGATAAGGACGGCAATGAAAAAGAAAGCGTTCGAACAATCGGATATTTTGGAGACATGAAACAGTGCATTAAGGCTTTGTTAGAGCGTTATCCGAGGGAGTTATCTGAAAAAGCACAGATTTCCTTTGATGAATATTTAGAACTGTTGGATAAGGCTTATACGAGGTCAGAACAGCTTGTAAACAGTCTTGGAAAATGACGGAGGTATAAATTGCACAGAGAAAGCAAAGAGAGACGCAGAATCATAGCAGAGATGGAAAACCATCAGACGAGAATACCGAAGCATCCAAACCCGGATGCATTGAGAGATTTTAAGGAAGTGCTGTATCAGTTGCGGTACGGGAAGGAGAAAAAGGATGCTGAATAGAGAAAAATATGCGGAAGAGATTTTAAATATTGCGTGTAAGGGAGATAAAATTGCAATTTGCAACGGGAAATTGACAGCTTGTGACGATACACATTGCATAGATTGTGATTTTAGGCGTCCTTCAGAATGCCAAGAAAAAATGCTGAAATGGGCGAACAGCGAATATGTTGATTGGAGCAAGGTTTCAGTTGATACACCGATTTATGTTAGATGCCGCAGCAGCGACGAATGGGAGAAAAAACATTTTGCTAAATTCGAGAACAATTATGTGTATGCGTGGAGCGATGGCAAAACATCATGGAGCACCACTAATGGATCTACAATGGTATGGGAGCATGCCAAACTGGCAGAGAGTGAGGATCAGAATGAAAATAAGCAGGATTAAAAACAGGATATCTGAGGCAGCAACAGAAGCCTGCGGGTATTCTCCACTAACAAAAGTGGTTTCGGAGGAAGAAATCAACAGGATTTTGGAGCAGGAAAGCGGATGGATTCCAGTAGATGAGCAGATTCCTAATACTGATAAATATATCCTGGTATCGTTTGAAAACTTTACTATTCCAGATATCGGAAGATATGAAACTGATGAAGATGGTAACGGTGCGTTTTATCCGGGGGATGATGACAAAAGCTATGCAAAATATGGATTATTTGTAAATGCTTGGATGCCACTGCCGGAGTCGTACAGCACAGATGCAGAAAAGCCACATATTGAAAAGCCACAGACCAATGCAGACCGGATCAGGAGCATGACGGATGATGAACTTTTAGATTTCCTTTGCTCAATCGAAACATATGAGCAGTGTAGTGTAAAGACCATTGAGGGCGGTGTAGCAATGTGTTCTGTTACAGAGGTGGAACAATGGCTTAAGGCAGAAAGCGAGGGATAGCATGGAGAGATTAACAATACGTTCAAAAAACAGTGATATGGTTTGGTTTAAGGATGCAGAGAATGGTAATGCACACCTTGAACCATGTGAAATGACTGCACATCATAACAGAATGGCACTTGATAAGCTTGCCACTTATGAGGATGCCGAGGAACAGGGAAGAATGATTATTTTCCCATGCAACAAAGGAGACAAGCTCTACGAGTTTTATCGTGAATGTGTAGAGGACAGATTAGGAGCCGGGGAGACACCGGAAGACATCATTGATGTGAGAAAAGTGTATGGTTTTGAATATGAGGATGATGTGTTGTATATCCGAGCTTCTTATCATTCAAACCATTCAGAACTCTGGGGCGGATATGGTGAAGATATGCCAGAGTTTCCGGTAAGTGAGATAGGTAAAACTGTTTTTCTTACATACGAGGAAGCCGAAGCCAAGCTGAAAGAAATGGAGGGGGAAAGCGATGTATTGTGATGGAAGATGTCAGTATTTGAACGAACGTAAACACAAATGTGAGCTGACCGGAGAAAAATTGACTTACATGAAGCAGACTGGAAGTATTTCTTTCTCCGTGCATGAACACAGAGGATTTTGCAAAGGAGATGAGAACAATGCACATGACAAATAAAGAACTGACTATCCGACAGATCGGAGAGTTCTGCACGAACACCCTCTGTAAGAAATGTCCGGTGGCAAAGTGGAATGAGGAAAGCAATCTGCATAATAGATGCATGGAAAGTTTAAGACTTCCAGAGGTATCGAGGATCATGTTAGAACAGATCAAAGGAAGAAAGGTGGAACGCGATGGAGAATAGATATTTATGCCGTGGAAAGCGGATTGATAACGGCGAATGGGTGGAGTGGAATATGCTTACAGGTATTCCGCATGATGTACATATTTTGGATAACACCATCTGCCAGTGTACCGGACTTAAGGATAAGAACGGCAAGCTGATCTGGGAGAATGACGTTTGTGATAGAAAAGAAGAATATCCGGAAATTGTAAAATATAATAAGGGCGATTGGACGCTTGATTATAGTTACTCAAAAGATAGAGAAAGCGGATATTGCTACTGTAATTTAGGATTTTACGTACTCGAACGAAAGTGTGTAGAAGTTATCGGCAACGTTTTTGATAATCCGGAACTGTTGGAGGTGTAGGATGCCGAGAACCATAGCGTATAGAGCGGGAGGATTTACAAATTGTGGAATCGGTTACACAAAATTCAGTCAGGAGGAATTGGCAGAAATGAAAGATAGAGTCATGACGGAGAATGAAGCAATTGAAGAATTAAAATATGATTGTAACGAACTTGGAAAAGCGATTCCGTGTGATACATCATGGGGAAAATCATTTGAAAATGCTTATGCAATGGCAATCAATGCACTTGAAGAAATTGAACAGTACCGCACGATCGGAACAGTGGAAGAATGCCAGAAAGCGATGACTGTAAGAAGAGAGGTACAGGAGATCGTTGATCAACAGCTTATTGCTGGGGAAAACAGTTACGAAGAGATATATGCTTGCTTTTGGAAAATAGTAAAAGTAGTTCAGGCGAATTATTAGACAGGAGGGCAAACGATGAGACTGATTGATGCTGATGCACTAAAGAAAGATTTAAAATCGGTTACTTTAAGCAATGGAACTTTAGTAAATACAAATGCAGTATTGTATTTACTAGAAGAATATCCGACCGCCTATGACCCGGACAAGATTGTGGAGCAGTTGGAAAATGAGAGAAAGTTTTGGGAGAATGCATATAACAGGAATTTGGGAAAAGAGAAAGCAAGAAGTTATGAGCACGCAATCGAGATTGTGAAAGGCGGTGGAGTAGATGCGAAAACCGATTCCTAAATCTGTTAGAAAACAAGTATATGCAAAATACAACGGTCATTGCGCTTACTGTGGGTGTGAATTAGAGTACAAGGATATGCAAGTAGACCATGTTATTCCTTTAAACGGTTGGAGCGAACAGGGAACGGACACGATGGATAATATGCTCCCTGCCTGCCGGAGTTGCAATCATTATAAAAGCCGTTCTACTCTTGAGGGATTCCGAAAGATGGTTGAAGCAATGCCAGATACCTTGATGCGGGATAGCGTAACTTATAAAAATGCGGTTCGCTTTGGTTTAGTAATTCCCAATAAGCAACCAATTACATTTTATTTTGAGAAAGTAGGTGGTGTAGATGGCAATTAAACCAATATTATTTAACACAAAAATGGTTCGGGCGATTCTGGATGGGAGAAAAGATGCAACGAGAAGAATTGTAAAAGGCTTTATTCCTGATGATGCAGTATGGGGATATACCGCTTTTACACCTAAAGGGTACATATCGTGTAGAGGTACATTTGCAGATGGGTATGGAGAGAAATTTTTTAAGTTGCCTTGCGAGTCGGGCGATATCCTGTATGTCCGGGAAACATGGATGGATTATGCAGGACTGACAATGTACAAGGCTGATTGTGACATATACAGATTAGACAGCCTTAATTTCGCTGGTTTTGTATGGCACCCATCCATCCACATGCCGAAAGAAGCCGCACGTATCTGGCTTAAGGTTACGAATGTGAGGGTGGAGCGGTTGCAGAAAATCGCACCACAAGGAGCGTGGAAAGAGGGTGCGAGATGCTCTTGCCTGCATCCTGTACCAGATTGCGCAGGAAATAAAACCGCTTTTGTTAATATTTGGAACAGCACCATTAAGAAATCCGACATTGACCGCTACGGCTGGGATGCGAATCCGTGGGTGTGGGTAATTGAATTTGAGCGGTGCGAGAAGCCGGAAGGAGTGTGAGAATATGAGTAAATTTGATTATGGTTGTTTTTGCGGAGACGACGATTCACTTGGTTTCAATGCGAGTAAATACAACAAGGAAGAAGCTTTAAAAATTGGCGCGGAAGAATATGGGTGTAACGTAAACGAATTAACGGTAGAAGAAGCCTATATTTATTATGGTTTTGGAACTGATGAAGATGGAGAAACACGTACAGCGTATTGGCTTTGCGATGTACCTAAAGGAAATAGCTTTGAAGCATGGAGAGTGTATAAAAAATAGGATGTGGGGAGCGATGTCTAAAGCAGTATTGGTTATGGATATGCCGGAAGATTGCACCATGTGTAAGTTTTGGAACTCAAAAGATGACGAGTGTTATGCAACTGGCGTTGAAGAGCTTTCATTAAATAGTGAAGAAGCAAAGCCGGATTGGTGTCCGCTCCGGGCACTGCCGGAGAAGATGAAAGTGTGCGGAAAATATCCACAGCCGGACAGGATTGCACCATCGTATAAAGTTGGTTGGAATGCCTGCTTAGATGAGATTTTAAAGTAAATTGAAAGGAGTGAGAGGTTTTCCGTTAGATTGGATGATTTAAAAGCAATAAAACGATGAATTTGTTGCATAAAACACAACATAATTAAATTTAAAGTGCACTATTGTAGATGTGTGCACGGAATATAAGAAAGGAGCCGGGACCTATCCGGATAAAAGGCGCGCCGGGTTCCTTTTGAAGAAAATGAGAACAGTATTGAAATATCCGGGAAGTAAGTGGAATATTGCTCCCCGATTGGTGGAACTGATACCGGAACATCACAGCTATGTAGAGCCGTTCTTCGGCAGCGGGGCCGTGTTATTTAATAAGCCGGTATCTGATATCGAAACGATTAATGATCTGGATCATGACGTTGTGAATATCTTCCGGTGTATACAGGAGGATTCGGATCGTCTGGCCAGAATGGTAATGACTACACCGTTCAGTCGTGAAAAATATGAGGATACATATAAGCTGGATGCATGGGAGTTGATGATGCCGGATGAACCGTATCATAAAGCATTACGATTTTTAATCCAGTGTTGGCAGGGGCATGGGTTCCGTACCAATGGCAGCAAGGTAGGATGGAAAAATGATGTACAGGGCAGAGAAAGAGCTTATGCATTATGGAACTGGTACCGTCTGCCGGAATGGATCATTGACATAGCGGAACGTCTGCGAATGGTACAGATTGAGAATCGACCTGCATTAGAAGTAATCGAGAGATTTAATTACAGCAATGTTTTTATGTACATTGATCCTCCGTATGTTTTGGGTACCAGAACCGGGAAACAGTATAAACATGAGATGTCAGATTCTGACCACGAAGAACTGTTAAAACTTTTGTTGCAAAGTAAAGCCAAGATTATGCTGTCTGGCTATGAATCAGAAATGTATAACGACTATCTGAACGGATGGGAGAAAAAACAGTTTTCAAGCTGTGCGGAGCACGGAAAGCCGCGGATGGAAACGGTGTGGATGAACTATGAGCCGGATCCGCAGATGAAACTTAATTTTTCGGAGGTGCTGTCATGATACATGGAGAATTGATAGTTGACAATTTTGCCGGTGGGGGCGGCGCTTCCACTGGTATAGAAATGGCAACCGGCTATAGTGTAGATATAGCCATCAACCATGACCCAGAAGCTATCAAGATGCACAAGGCGAACCATCCGAACACGAAGCATTACTGTGAAAACGTGTGGGCGGTCGATCCGGTAAAGGCATGTAACGGACATCCTGTAGCACTGGCTTGGTTTTCGCCTGATTGCAAACATTTTTCAAAAGCAAAAGGTGGAAAGCCAAAGGATAAAAATATCAGAGGTCTTGCATGGGTAGCTTGCAGGTGGGCGGGACTTGTCCGACCGAGAGTCATCATGCTTGAAAATGTGGAAGAGTTCAAAACATGGGGACCATTGAACAGAGGGCACCATCCGATCAAGGCAAAGCAGGGAAAAACATTTGAAAAATTTGTACAGCAGCTTAATGATCTGGGGTACACTGTAGAATTTAAAGAACTGATTGCTGCCGATTATGGCGCACCGACCATGCGAAAGAGATTCTTCCTGATTGCAAGGTGTGATGGCAAGCCGATTGTCTGGCCGGAGCCGACACATGCACCCGCGGACAGTGAGAAAGTAAAAGCCGGATTACTGGAACCTTATGTTGGAGCGTATACACAGATCGATTTCAGCCGCCCTTGTCCAAGCATTTTTGACACTTCCGAAGAAATCAAAGAAAAATACGGCATCCGGGCGGTACGTCCACTTGCATCAAAGACGCTGGATAGGATTGCCAAGGGATTGAAAAAATTCGTTTTGGATAATCCAGAGCCTTTTATCATTCAGTGTAATCACGGTGGTGAGCGGAGACCGAACGATATTCGAGAGCCAATGCCTACCATAACCGGAAAGCACGGATATGGGATTGTGGAGCCATATATGGTACAGATCGGGCAGACAGGATTTGCAAAAGACCGAAGTAAGGATGTTAGAGAGCCGCTTACAACGATTGTGAGCAAAAATGAGCATTGTCTGATTGAACCAACGCTTGCACCATACATGGGAACGAATACGACAAATCATCCGGGCGGAAATTGCAAAGATCCGATACACACAATTACAACTGGCAATCAGCAATGTCTTATTAGTCCTACGTTGATTCAGTACCATTCAGAAACTTCAAAAGATGGAGTAAGAGGGCAGGCTATAAAAGATCCGATCATGACAGTTGACAGCTCAAATAGATATGGGCTGGTCGCATCGTTTCTGCATAAGTACTATGACGGAGGATATAAAGGTGCTGGGGAAACAGTAGAAAATCCGCTTCCGACAGTGACCGCATGGGATCATAACAGCGTTGTTACTGCGAATCTGATTCAGATGAACAATCATTGTGACGGAAAAGATATCAGACAGCCATTACCAACGATCACGGCTGGTGACGGACACTTTGGAGAGGTCAGAGCGTTTCTGATTAAATACTATGGACAGGGAACAGGGCAGGATATCAAAGATCCGCTTGATACAGTCACAGCACAGGATCGCTTTGGACTTGTGACCATCAACGGCACTGATTACCAGATTGTGGATATTGGACTGCGGATGCTGGAGCCAAGGGAGTTATATGGATGTCAGGGATTTCCGGACGATTACATAATCGACCATGATTACACCGGCAAGACATATCCGAGAAGCGAACAGGTGCGAAGATGCGGCAATGCAGTATGTCCGCCAATACCTGCAGCACTGGTCAGAGCAAATTTGCCAGAATTGTGTGTTGCAGAGCGGATGCCAAATATGCAGATAGAAGCAGAGCAGACCGGACAGCTCCGGTTTGCGTAAACCTTAAATTTTGTGGAGGTGCTGCCATGATACAGACAGCAGAAGATGAGGAAAAACAATGAATGAAATGAAAATCAGAATATCATTATACTTTGAAATTAAGGTTTCAGAAATGTTTGGCGGAGAGGGTTCCGTTGGATATGCAGAGCAGAATATAGGTTTTACAGTCACAGAAGAAAAGCCAAGGATTTTTGAAGAAAGTGCATACGACTATGTGAAAAGAACCATTGCAAACATGGCGAAAAGTTTAGGCGTGAGTGAGGAATGCATCAGGACCATCAGCAAAGAGGAATATGAGGAAAATACGGAGGACTAATGCAGTGCGAAAGAAACTTATAACAGCCATCATAACAGCAACACTTCTGATTGCCGGATGCAGTGATACAGCAAATGTCAGTGCGGGACAGGAAAACACAATGGTACTGGTGGGAAGTGGACAAGAATATCTTATTTATGCAGATAGTGACACAGGAGTGATGTATTTATATATCACAATAAGCACGGGCGGCGGTCTTACCGTTATGCTAAATGCTGATGGTACACCGAAGATCTGGCAGGGAGAAGAATAAAATATTGGAGGATAGTGGCTTATGAAGTTTTCAAAACTGACTAAGCCAGAGCTTGAAACAATTATTGAAAACGCCAATTTCACGGAGCAGGAAGAAGAAATATTTTATCTTCTTGCCCGTGGACTTATTTCAAAAGAAATAGCCATGAGACTATGCGTATCAACAAGAACAGTGGAAAGAAGAATTTTTGATATTAAACAGAAAGTAAAAAAGTTAGAAGGTGAGTTAAACGGGAAATCTTTCAAATAGTGAGTTGTTGAATATTGCCATCGAAAATGGTATTATCAACATAGACACCATTCAGAAAAAAATTGAAATGAACGAAAGGAAAAAATTTATTGAAAAACACACTTACAGCATTTGGCAAGGAAAAGATGGAAAGTTTTACACATATTTGCCAGATGAAGATAATAAGAGAGGAAAGAGACTTGTAAAGAGAACATCTGAAAAAGCAATTGAAGATGAAATAGTAAAGTTCTATAAAGCTAAGGAGGATGAACCTACAGTTATTCAGGTATATTCTAATTGGATTTCTGAAAAACTTGAATATGGTGAAATAACAAGACAGACAAAGGACAAGTACGAGACAAATTTTAAAAGATTTTTTGAAAATAAGTATTTGCCGATTGCAAATAGAAAAATCCGGTACATTGATGAAGAAATATTGGAATCATTCATAAAAACAGCTATTTCAAAACTGGAACTTACGCAAAAAGCTTATTCTGATATGCGGATATTGATTAACGGAATTTTCAAATATGCAAAGAAAAAACATTATACCAGCCTGAGCATAACCAGTTTTATGGGTGATTTGGAAATTTCGGAAAAGTCATTTAAAAAGAACCATAAGTCAGACTGCGAATTGGTATTTTCTAAGGATGAGGAACTTTTAATTGAACGATTTGTAATGGAAAATGAGCCTACATTGATAGAACTTGGCATTATTTTGGCATTTAAAACAGGATTGAGAGTTGGGGAAATATCTACCCTCTCATGGTCTGATGTCGGAGAAAATAAGATACATATATCAAAGACAGAAATAAGATATAGAGATGATAATGGCAAATATGTATTTGATGTTCAAAATTTTCCTAAAAGTGATGCCGGGTTTAGAGATGTTATAATTACCGCAGATACCAAAGAACTTATGAGAAAAATAAAAATGCTCAATCCATTTGGGCAATATATTTTTATGAAAAACGGTAAACGAATAAAAGGTCAGGCATTTACAAGGCGGCTATATGTGATATGTGATAGAATAGGAATTGGTGAACGTTCAATTCACAAGGCAAGAAAGACATATGCAACAAAGTTGATAGATGGAAATGTTCCAGAATCGGTAATAAAAACACAAATGGGGCATACAGATATCAGAACAACTCTCGATCATTACTATTTTAATAACAAGACAGAGAGTGAAATGCAGGAATATATTGCAAAAGCATTATCAATGTAAAAGGTAACACGAGGTAACACCTTTGGAGATAAAGAAATTCAGTATTTATGCGGGTTTGAGAGAATTGATACCGAGTTCGAATCTCCCTTCCGCTACTTTATTTTTGTTTAAGAAAACCTTGTGAAGCCTTGATTTTACTGAAAGAAAGGAGTTTTTGAATGGTGTCTTTTCTAAAGGTCAAAATCAAAGGTAACACTAAAGGTAACACGAACGGATGTATGGACGCTTAATGCGTTCTTTTTTTGTTGTATTTTTTGACGGCAAACTGTCGGAATCGTGACGGTTTTGCCGCCTTTTTTTATGCAAAAATATAATCAAAGGGAGGGATGGTGGTGTTTTCAGATGAAGTTCTTGAAAAAATTTTTGCCAGAAAAGAGTTACAGTCCTTGGACTTGTCAACGCAGTCGTCTATCATACACGCAATAGAAGATGTTTTAGAGGAGGTCAAACAGGATGAATATGAGCGGAGCATACCAGAATCCGATTTATAATCAGCAGATGCAGCAATACGGGCAGCAGTACGCATACAATCCGTATATGAATCAGCCACGCATTGATAATACACAAAATTATATGCAGGCACCGCAGCAAATTCAGCAGCAGATCCCGGTTCAAACTTTTGGCATAAATGGAAAAGTAGTTCCGGCGGTAGAAAACATCACTGCCAATGATGTGCCAATGGATGGCAGCGTTGCATTTTTCCCAAAACAGGATATGACAGAAATATACGCTAAAAGTTGGAACGCAGATGGCACAATTCGCACAATCGTTTTTAAGCCAGTTTCGCATGATACTGTTAGCAATTTATCGCATGATACTGAAAAATTGAAATTTGACCTATCAGACGAGTGCACAGGTGCATTTATGCAGAAGTTTGATGAACTTTTTGGGAAGATTGAACAGATAGAAAACCGATTAGATAAAATTCCAAGCAGTCAAAGAAAAACTTCACAGGTAAAAAAGGAGAGTGATCCAGAATGAATCCGGCACAATTATTGTTAAATCAAATGATGAATTCTCCGCAGGTTCAAAACAATCCTATGGCAAAAAATGCCATGCAAATGTATCAAAGCGGAGATACAGGTGGACTTAAGACAATGGCAGAGAATCTCTGTAAAGAAAGAGGAATTACGGTAGATGAAGCAAAACAGAAAGTTATGAGCATGTTTAATCATTAGTACATTTTGGGGTGCGCGCAAAATAACCGGTTATCCCATTTGTAAATAGATCAGATGGAGGTAAACAAAATGTTTAATGGAAATGCAATGCCTAGTCTTGCTGATATTGCAGCAGTGACAGGAAACGGAAGAAACAATGATGGCATGTGGGGCGGCGATGGCTGGTGGGCTATCATTATCTTCGCTATGATTTTTGGCTGGGGCGGCTTTGGCGGCAATGGCTGGGGAGGAAACGGAGGTATGGGAGCGACAGCATCTGCATACACCGACTCTGCAATTCAGCGTGGGTTTGACACGCAGGCTATCATCGGAAAGTTAGATGGTATCACAAATGGTCTCTGTGATGGATTTTACGCACAGAATACCGCCGTTATGAACGGTTTCCATGGTGTAGACAATGCAATCTGCAACCTTGGCTACCAGACACAGCAGGGATTTAATACCACAAACGTGACACTTATGCAGGCGCAGAATGCTTTACAGTCCCAGTTGGCTAATTGCTGCTGCGAGACCAGGGAAGCTATCCAGGGTGTAAACTACAATATGTCACAGAACACCTGTGCACTTCAGAACACCATGAACAGCAACACAAGAGACATTATCGACAGCCAGCAGGCAGGAACAAGGGCAATCCTTGATTACCTGTGTCAGGAAAAGATTTCTTCCTTACAGGCAGAAAATAATGACTTAAGAAGAGCCGCATCACAGGATCGCCAGTCTGCATTGCTCACTACTGCAATGTCAGCGCAGACACAGCAGATCATCAACGCTGTAAATCCGGCTGCAATCCCGGCATATGTTGTTCCAAATCCTAACGCTTATGCGTATGGCTGTGGATGCAACACAGGATGTAGCTGCTAAAAGTAGCTGCTACACAAAATTGAATAATTGAGTATCTTAATTGAGTTTAACTCGATTATGTCTGCTGTGCAGTATTGCTTATAAACACAAAGGGCAGACTATAATGTTTGCCCTTATTTTTGAAAGAGAGGTAAATAATTATGGCAGAATTTACAGGAATTGCAATTCAAACTGTTGCGCAGGGAGAAGATGTGGCATTTACAGAAACTCAGGCAAGCGCAACAAAATGTATTGTTCATAGACAGGGAAGCGGCATTGTTAAATTGAGAGGACTTACAAATCAGTGCCGGGCAAGATTTTTGGTATCTTATTCCGGGAACATTCAAATTCCTACCGGTGGCACAGTTGAAGCTATTTCACTGGCTATTGCAATTGACGGAGAACCGTTGCAGTCAACTCGAATGATTGTTACACCGGCGGCAGTTGAAAACTTCTTTAACGTTTCGGCGCAGGCATATGTGGACGTTCCTCGCGGTTGTTGTGTTACGGTAGCGGTACAGAATACGTCTACGCAGTCAATCGAAGTTCAGAACAGCAATTTAATTGCAGTCCGGGAAGCGTAAGGAGGGCGGTTTTATGGATATTAAGAGAATGCACGAAATGATCGAAAAACTGTCTGAAAGCGCAGAGTGTGAGTTTGCAAAAGGTATCGAATGTGTAGATACAGAAGAGATGGGAAAAGTCACGGACATGCTTAAAGACCTTGCGGAAGCCATGTATTACCGGACGCTTACAAAATCAATGGACGAAGCAGAACCAGAGCAGGTTCTTGATATGTTTGAGCGTTACGGAGACGGCAGACGGTATTATGATCGTTACCGGTATGCAGACGGCAGATTTGCGCCAAAGGGAAGAGGAACGCGGAGAGGATATGACGAACCTCCGTACTGGCACATGACACCGGAAATGTACCGGGAAATGGAACACGACCGTGATATGGATCGTTCTTCCGGCAGAATGTATTACACAGAGCCTACAATTGCGGCAGATGGCGGTATGCGTGATCGCAGAGAGGGCAAAAGCGGAATGAGCCGCAGAAGCTACATGGAAAGCAAAGAGCTTCACAAAGGCAATACGCCAGAAGACAAGGATGCAAAGATGCATGATCTTGAAAGATACATGAAAGAGCTTTCGGAGGATATGGCGGAGCTTATCTCCGACATGACACCGGAAGAGCGCACAATGACAAAGAGCAAGCTGTCAACGCTTGTTTCCAAAATGTAATGACAGGGGCAGAAATGCCCCTGTTTGTTTGAACATTGACAACTGAATATCAGCTAGTGATTTGTGGATTTGGAAATTTTTCAAAAAGGTATTGACTTTTTGTGCGTACTATTATATATTAAATGTGCGTACAGAAAGAAGGTGCTGAGAATGTCTCCACGCACAGGCAGACCTAAAGTTGACAATCCTATGAATGAAAGACTTTATGTTCGAGTATCGAAGCAAGAAAAAGATGAAATTATGAAATTTTCATCAGAAAGTGGATATTCCATATTAGAACTTATAAGGGCGGGGATTGAAAAGCTAAAAGGTCAAAAAAAATAAGAAGTTGCCACGCTACCAACGAAAACAACTTCTTATCAACCGAGATAACTCTCTGTGAAATATTTTATCATAGAGAGTATCTCTTTTCAAGAAAAAATTGAAAGGCAGGAAAAATCTATGAGAGAAATGTATATTGAAGAAATTACCAAAAATCTGAATGTAATCAGCGAACACTTTTTAAGATGTGTCTGGATTTTTACAAGTAACCTTGCATCCGACAAGAAAGGCGGTGCAAGATGAAAGAACAGCTGATAACGGAAATCCAGAACATACAGGACGAAAAATTTTTGCATTTCATTTTGAACACGATACTTTCATTCAAACAGAAATGGGGGATTTGCTGATGAACAATATTCATATGAAACAATTAGAACAGACGTTAACCAGTATGGAAGTTTCGGAAATGGTTGGGAAAGAACACGGCAAATTATTGAAAGATATACGGCGATATACATCGCAAATCGCCCAAGCCAATATTGGCTTGGGCAACGAGAGCAAAATTGCGTTGGTTGATTTCTTTCGAGAAAATACATATAAAGATGCTAACAACCAAAGCAGACCTTGCTATGACATCACGAAGAAAGGTTGCGAATTTATCGCCCACAAGTTGACCGGAGTAAAAGGAACGGCTTTCACAGCTCAATACATCAATCGCTTCCACGACATGGAACAGGCTCTGAAAAATCCGCAGGCTGAAATTACGGAGAAAGACCCGTTTGCACGCTGGAGCATCGTAAAAAAGATAGAGAGTGGTAAATGGTTTAATAAAAATAACTGGAAACTCAAAATTATCTGTGACCGGTTCGGATGGACGAGAAAATTTTTATATCACAAAATTCTTGTGGAATTGTCTGACTTACATAACTTAGAACTTGTGGAAAAGTTCTATACAGTCACATATGGGCATAAACCGGAGTACAAGATGGACTTGCTAGACTACAGCAAAGAACTTGCTGGAACAGCAACAAGGTACATTAATTATTTGTTGGTTGAAGAGCAAGAAGAATAACTTTAAATTTAGAAATCACTGGCTGATATTTGGCTGGTGGTTTCTTTTTTTGGAGGTAAATATGTTTGTGATAAATGGTATTGAATGGGAAATAAAATTTGTCCGCGGTGCAAGCAGTAAGCTGATGCGATCTGATGGCTCTATCAGCCTTGCTGTGACAGATTGGAACAACAGGGCTATATATGTTTCAGATAAACCGAAAAATGGCTATTTGCGCAAAATACTGGCTCATGAACTTTGTCATTGTTTTTGCTTTTCCTATAACATTCATATGCCGATTGAGCAGGAAGAGTATCTTGCGGACTGGATCAGCCTGTACGGTACTGATTTGATCTATCTTTTGGATGATCTGATGTCAAACATTGATTGGAGGGCAGCATAGTGGACAAAATAGATGAATTGCTGCGGTATATTCACAGAACAAACCCGGAAATGACAAGGGAAAAGCTGATAAATGAACTAAGCAGAAGTGATTACGCCGCACGTTCTTTGCTTTTCACAAAAGAAGTTGTTTGTCAAGAAGAAAAATAGTAAAATGTTTTTGGGGTGATAGTATTGTACAATGTATGTCATACATCTTTTGATGTTATGAAAGAATATATGATCTATGGAGCGGAGCTTGATGAAAAATATCAGATCCCGATTGTCCCGGCATGTAGCTTGGATTATTTGCCGGAGGACTCCATAGATTTTGGAGAGAGCTTTTCACAAAAGATAAAAGGGCATAGAAAATTAAATGTGAATTTTTATATTGACGATTCAAAGTTTCAAAGACTGTGGAATAACCCGGATAAATACATGGAACACTTGAAGTGTTTCCATTCGGTCTGTATGCCGGATTTTAGTATTGCTACAGGCGATTGTGGTATGCCGTTTGCTTTGAATCTATATAACGTGTACCGGAACCATGCGCTTGCACATTATATGCTGCTGAACGGGATCCGTGTTATACCGTCCGTAGGCATCCCGGACAAAGACAATTATGATCTTTGTTTTGCCGGGTACAGTAAGGGTGGTGTGATTGCTGTATGCACAAATGGAAGAGTGCGGGCAAAGGCAGCTCGGATTGAGTTTTGCGAGGGATTCAAAGTAATGACAGACAGGCTGCAACCGCATACAGTGTTGATCGTCGGGAAGATGCCGGATGAATTGAACACAGATGTAAAGATTGTAAATTACAAATCACGCAACCAGAAAGTGAATGAGGAATTTTCGAATGGGAACAAGAACAACAAAATCAAAGAAAAAACAGAAACAGACTGAGAGTCAGAGGAAGAGAAGAGAGCGAATTAGTCAAATTTCACAAGTTGTGAAATGACGCATAATAATTTACTGTGCATATTGTCTTTTCGCAGTTGGAATCTCATTTTTCAACTTTTGAATTTTTTCTTCTTGGAAAACGGCTCGATTTTGAGATCAGAAATCAGAATTTTCACACCCCGGCGGGCTGCCGGGATAGTGCACATCGCTGTGATCAGCAGGCCGGCATTGTCTGACATGCTGCCGGATGCCAACGCGGCAAGATGAACACAGTGTTTACAGGCTTGCAACGTCGTAAAAACGATTTACAGACGTTTCGCGTTGTAAATATATAAAAGCACTGCATAGCCTTGCGCAAGCCTTAAAATGGCTTATACGTGTTTACTTAAGCGCATTATATGACCGGGCGTATATCTTGTCAAGTTGCAATATATCCGGACACTGGAAAAAGCCGGGATGATTCCGGCTTAAAATTCCTCTATTTCCGCAGCATTCTGTTCCCATTCGGGAAGCGTTTTGAAAACTTCCCAAGCATCGTCAAACGTTTCAAAGTCTGTCCCTATTCCATCGTTCCTAAAAAATCCATCGTCTACACTGTAAACGCTTCCCCTGCATATGATTTGAAAAACTGTCTGTGCTCCGTTCGGATAAGTCATTTGTAAATCCTCCTAAAAAATAAAATTCCCTTCCGGGTAAAGGCAAGCCGGGGAGTCGAACCCCGGTAAACGCCGCCGCTTGCCTAGAGTGCTAAGAGCTGTAAAAGCTCCGCACGTTTTGTCTGTATTAATTCCTTTGCTTTCATAAAATCAACCGCTCCGCCTGTCATATATTCGATATACTTTGCAGCGTTGATATATGCGTCAAATTCTGCCTTGTATGCCTCATCAAAGGCACTTTCAAGCTCTGCGTTTTCTGGCTCTTCTGTATATTTTGCCTCTGCTTCATCTGCGGCTTTTTCAAGTTGTTCCAACTTTTCCAATTTTTCAAGTAAAATCTTCATAATATCAACCATCCTTTCATCATGTGCCCTGTCTCATCAGTGCAGGTGGGGCAGTTCCTGCAGACGGTGGAACTTCCACCGTTTCGACTAATTAGCGCCGTACAATTTAGTTGATTTTCTAAAGGTCTTAATAACTCCGCCCGGCGTCCCGTCTTTCTTTGTCCTCCAGTGTGCCGGAAAACTCGAAAAGTCGGAGCAGAGACGAACCGTTATTGTTTTTTCTGTCTCTTTGACGATTTCTACAACATCAAACAGAAAGCCGTCTGACTCTGCTAATTGTGTGCCTATTTTTATATCACTTGCTTTAATAATCATGTGAAAACCTCCTTTATGTGTGCTTGTCTCATCAGTGGCAAGGTTGCAACCCTACGCCAGACCGCCGCGCGGGCGGTTTCGACTTAAACAATTTTTGCAATTTCTTCTAAAATTTTTACTTTAACTTTTAAATCTGTTGTGTTTTTCAAAACATTTTTTACCTGCTCCGGGAGATTTAAAAGCCCTGCGGCGCCTCCGATTTTTTCTACTGCGTTTTGATATCTAATTTCTAAAACTGTCATATTTTCCCTTTCTGGTCTGCCATCATCAGAGCCACGGCGACCATCCCGCGGCTGACGCTCCAGATCGGAGCGTTTCGGCTATGCTATGCAGATTTCAAATACATCGCCTTGAACGTCTCATGTTCATGCCTCCCGTTATTTAAAGAATTTTTTAAACATTTCTTTTGCTGTTTCATAATCATTTACTTTCTTTTCAACGTATCCAGCAGCAGCGGTGCCGTTTTGATCGGCAACCATTTGAAAAACTTTTTCTTGGTCTGCTGGATGAAGTTTCGCAATTTCTTCAATTCCTTTTGTAAAATCCTTTATTTTTTTATCAGTCATCTTGCTTACCTCCGTTCTTTGTATTCCTGTTGATATTATAATATCACTTTATAAAGTGATAGTCAATACTTTCTATCACTTTTTTTGGTAATATTTTTAATTGACTTTGGGAATTATCTATTATATAGTAGATTTATAAAAATGATTTAGAAAGGAATAAGAAAGTATGATTAAATATAAATTTAATGTAGGGGATGCGTTAGAGCGCGCCGGATTTAATATGTATAAGGCAAAAACAACAGGATTGCTTAGTCAAGAGACACTTAAAAAGATAAAGAACGAAGATACGAATATAAGTGCTAAATCATTAAATAGTCTTTGCTTAATTCTTGATATGCAGCCTAAAGACATATTTATATATGAAGAGACACAGGAAGATTTGAAACAGAAACAAAAAATTTATTAAAATATCACTTTACATAGTGATAAATATATGCTATTATAATATTGTCGAAAGGCAATAGGCGAAAGCCAGAAAGGAGAAAAATGAGCGAAGATATGAGTGTATTTAAAAGTTACTTAAGAAGACTTTTGCAGGATCTGAAAGACCTCAAAGAAGTTTTGAAGTCTAAGGATTATGAAAAAGCGGAAAAGATGGTCGATCAGCTGATTGATGATACTCAAAAAGGAATTGAAGACAATTAAAAGAAAGGGCTGGAGAAAATCCAGCCCGACACACAAAAACCATACCAAGTGAAATGTGTGCTATTTGAATATAGCACATCCAGAGAAGAAAGAAAAGAGGAAAAAGCTATGTTAAAGATTTTAAAAGAGTTAGGACAGATGGAAGGACATTTTGCAGTAGAAATTTTCAAGGTTGAAGAGTTAGGAATGATCGCAGTAGATCACGACACAAGCAACGGCGAGACGATGGAAGCATGGAAATGTGACAGTACAGGCGCGGCGCTGGATGAAGATACACCGAGTTTTAGAGTTAAAGAAATTAACGATCCTGTATCTTACGATGAGGACGGAGAACCGGATCAGTGGGAGCTGGTAGGGTTTGAAATTGAATAATTGAAATGAGTATTGATAATTTGACAGCTTGAAATATAGCTGTCTTTTTTTGTTTAAAACGTAGAAAATCTTTGTTAAATTTTCACAAAATTTCAAGAGTGATAATTTTATTACGGACAGGACAAAAATGATAGAATAGTATTAGTTTTGTTGCAATGCAACACCTCTGCAACAAATTGCAACATTTTTGCAACGTAGATATAGACACTAGAGTTAGAGAAAGATTATATTCTCTCTTGTAATATAAAAATATATATTATAAATACTGTCTCTTATACACATCTCCGAGCCCACGAGA